TTGTCCTTGTTGGCCTTGATGGCGGCCAGTTTGGCACGGACAAACAGTTCCGTGTCGGCCAGAGAAAGCAGGGGGATGTCCTTGTACTCGACCCTCTTCTGGGGGTACTTCGGATTGCTCCGGGCCATCACCTTCTGCCAGTCGGTGAACACGTAGTTCACACGCATGAAATCCTCGGTGATCCGGGGGATCTCACGGACGGCATCAATCCAGCGGTACAGGCTGCCCTGAAGCTGGTTTTCTTCGTCTCTGGTTCCGAACACCCAGCCGTAGGCTGAGGTGGACTTGTTGTCCTCGACATGGCCTTCAGCCACGGCGTCGAACTTGCCGCCGATCACATAGCCGCCGAACTCACGGAAGCCCCGCTGTTCGAGGTAGATCGGGATCATGTCCGGCATGGCCCGGCGATCATCATCGGTCGGGTTGACTCGAACCCGGTCGATCACGGCATCAGGGACACCGAGCTTGGCGAGATTGCGGGCATAGCTCTTGGTCCATGCACGTTCGATGCCATCATGGATGGTGGAACCAAGGCCCCGAGAGATGAAGTCCGACACGTCCTCCACCTGCTTCTCGACCGGCACCCGCTGTGCCAGCAGGATCTGCTTGAGCGGACGCATCAGAGTGGTCACGCTGATGTAGGGCTTCTCGGCTTCGGCACTGACCGTCGCAGCGGTGGCGTGGTCATAGTTGTCGTCGATGAGCCAGACGGCCAACAGCAACGAGATGTCAAGTTCGTTCGTGATCCTCACGATGCGTCTCCAGAATGTCATGGGAAAGAGAGCGGCAGCCCCCCGAAAAGGACTGCCGCTCCACAATCAGAGCGGAAGCTCCAACTGCTCTTCCGGCTCAGCGGGGAAGAGTTCCCCCTGATCCGCTTGCAGGTTGATGTTCATCTTCAGCGACCTTTCGCTTCAGACGACGCAGGATGCGGCCTGCATAGTGGACGATCTTCTCGGCACCATAGACTGCGGAATGACCCGGCTTGCCGTTGGCTTTACGGGCGTTTGCCGAACGTCAGATTTCCTTGAAGATGTTTGCCTCGTCCGGGTTCAGTTCGAGTGCTTCGATGATGTCTTCACACTCGGCCTGATACGCAGGCTGATCCTCTCTCTGGGGATGCGTCACATGGACGAGGTAATAATTTACCCGTCCCCCGGAGAGCTTGGTTTCGGCTTGGAGGCTCACGCCTCCAGCTCGCTTGCCTGTTCAACAGGCACCTGAGCCATGCCCTCAGGGGGAGCTTGGAACTCCTCCTCCGTCATGAAGCCGAGGTGGGAGACCGACTGCACCACGATGTCGTGGACGTTGATGACGGCACGAGCTTCCTCGGGCATCTTGGTCATCATCGACTTGTGGAGGTTCTGCTGGGCCTTGGCCAGCTTGGCAGCCGGGAAGTTCGTGTCATCGTGACGAACGATGGCGTTGACGGGCATCGTGCTGATGTTCGGCTCGTTCGGGCGTTCCGGGTTGGGGAACGAGAACATCACGAGGCCCGAGATGAGGAAATAATGCTTCTTGTCGGACACTGGGTCTTTCTCCGATGGTCGTGGTTGGTCGATACGACGGGGAGGTTTGCGACCATATACCTCCCCGTCGCTGAAAGCTAGGCAGCTTCTGCCATTGCCTTCTCGACAACACCGAAAATCTCGTCCTCGGTGGCGTCGTTGGGAATAGTGATCTCGGTCTTCCAATTAGGATAGAAGATACCAAGTTCACCGCCCAGCTTTACTTCATCGTGCTGAATATCAGGCAGTTCCTGCCACTTCACAGCCGTAACGAGATTGTCGTTGGCGTATTTCACCGCCTTAATATCGTCTCGGATGAGGAAGTATTGAGCGTCATGGATCTGAGCACATGGTTTGATGTCAAGCCTAAACTTGCTCTTGCGTACTTTTCCATTGAACTCAACACCTGCTCGACTGTTGAGAAGACAGTAGGATTGTCCCAAGGCATTTCCAGCAGTTCGACCCTCGGCCTCGGCCTGATGAGGAGTCTTGCTGGTTCCACGCACCACTTGGTGCAGGAGGGGCGTGCGAAGACGCAGCCCGAATGCAATGGTGACATAGCCATCCTTCGTTGCCTGATCGAGCTTAGCAGCGACCCATTGGTCACTGACCACATACAGCTCGTGGTATTTCGCCTCGACCGACTTCGCCTTCTCCTCCGAGAAACCGCAGTTGACCATTAGCGTCTTGTAGGTGCCCTGATACGTCAGGGCGAAGGTGGGAGCCTTGCTGTCCTGACGATAGGATTTGTACTTCTTCTCGATGGAATTGATGCTGACCACCGATGTGGGGTCGATGTCCGGCATCTCATCACCCCAGTAAGCATAGGCCCGGAGGCTGTGCCCATCATAGCCATCGGTATAGACCTTCAGCTTGTTGGGATCCTTACTGGTGAGGGCGGAAATCCTGTCTTCCAGAGAGGCAAAGTCCAGTCCCACGAACAACCATCCGGGGGGTGCCTCGAAACAGCTCTTGATGAGCTTGGCGTACCGGCTGGATGCTGGCAGGTTCTGGAGGTTCGGGCCACTGGACGAAAGCCGACCACTCTTGGTGCCCCCGAGGTTGAAGTTCCCGAACAGATAGTGCCATCCGTCGTTGCCACGCTGAGCGTTCTTGAGCGACGGGATGAAGTCCGTGATGATCTTGTTCACGGCCTTGTAGTCTTCCAGTGCCTTCAGGAACTGGAGGATGTCCGGGTCGGACGTGTGCTTCTGCAATGCCTTAATGGCATCGCCGTCTGCACTTGGCTGCTTGCTGTCGGTGTACCCGACGATAGGAAGCCCGAGGATCTCGAACAGAAGCTCCTGCAACTGGGGTGCCGAGTTCGGGTTGAAGGTGGTTTCCTTCCGTGTTGGTTCATGGGTGAGCGCCAGCTCAGCCATCTCCTCAACGGTGATCGACTTCTTCTTCCACTCAGCATTCTTCTTGTTCGTGTAGTGCTCAAGCCGGGTGTAGTTGTATTTCTGCACCACCTGTGTGGCAAACATCTCACGGACTGTTCGGTCCTGCTCGATGGTCAGCTCTTCTTCCACCTCCAGCACACGCTTCATGTTCACCGGCATCCCGGTGAGCTGCATCTGAATGATGTCGATGGTCGCTGGCTGAAACAGCTCACGATACACTGGAAGCTGGTCGTCCTTGACCAGTTGATCCCAGTGCTTGTTATAGACATACCATGTGCTGAGACTATCCACCAAGTTATATTGGAGGAGGGTCGGCATCGGGATCTTGGTGATGTCCTTGATCTCTTCGACCGCGTAGTTCCCAGCGAACTCCTGAGCCTGATCCTTCAGGCCAAGCTGATTGCCAGCACAGGAGTTGGTAGCCAGATAGGTGATGAGCTTGGTGCAATCCCACTCACCAACATCGCCAAGCATGACCTCCAGCCCATAGAGCAACCCCTCTTGATCGAGGATGTGTTCCATGAAGAGCTGATAGATCAGGACGTAAACGTCGAAGGCGATGTTGTGCCACATGATCTTGACGCCCTGCTCTCGACACAGCTCGAAGAACCGTTTGAGCATGGCACGACGTGTGGGGCTTGGGCGCCTGAAACCATAGGTGCCGTCAGCCTCAGCAGCCATAGGACTGAAGACGCTGTGCGGATGGTAATCGACCGGGAAGGCCAATCCCTCTCCTTGGTTCCAAGCGAAGCTGATGGTTCCGATACCGCATTCCCAGTGCTTCAGGCCGAAGCCTTCGATGTCAGCGGCAAGGGGCTTGCCCATCTCCAGCAGCTTGATAAGCCACTGTTCGATGTCATGGTCGGTGTCGGGATAGTGAGCCTTCTTGATGACCGACTCACCCGGTGGTGCATATTTACCACACCGATGATCGAACACGGCTTTGATGCCCTGTGCGATCTTCTCCTTCGTTGGTCCGGGATTGTGGAAGATCTGTGCCGAACTGGGCACATACACCACCTTGAAGTTCCCAAACGGGCTGTCCATCACATAGCCCAGATGGGCTTCGATCTTGGACGCCTTGGTCAGAGCTTTGAAATACTCGCCATCGGTGCAGATGACGTACTCGACCATCATGTCGGTGAATGTCGGGACCAGCATCTCCGTGATGTAGGACCGCATCTCAACCATCGGGGTCTTCTTCCCAGTGCGGTGCAGGTCAATGACCAGCACATCATCCGGGACCAGCTCCGGGGTATTGAGATAGGCGGTCCTGATGTCATCCTTGCGGATGGTTGGAACCAAGAGGCAGACTGGATACCTGCCAAGCTCTGTGTCGGAGAAATAGGCGTACCGCATCAGTAGATGAGCCTCGCTGCTGCATAGAACTCGATCCGCTCAAGCATGTCGTTGAACTGCTTGGTGGCTCGGGTGTCGTTGGAGATGGAGCAGCCGACTTCCCCCTGACGGGGGAGCGACCGCAAGGCCGGGATCATCTCTGCCAGACAATCCGGGAGGGTGTCCCGCATGGTCTGAAGCTCCTCGCAAGGCGAGAGCAGTTTGAAGATGATCTGTCCGATGAGCTGTTCCTCTTCCGAGACACGCTTGGCGCTCTTGAGGTGCCACTCCATCTTGGCTTCGAGGGTTTCATGCAGGATGGGACGGGTGCCCGCTCCACCTGCACCAGCTACCACGGTGAAGGCAGTCGAGGTATAGACCTCACCTTCGTACATGAAGCTGGATGACTGAACGACCCGGACCTCGTTGTTGGCCCGGATCAGATCGGCAAGGGACTTGTCGAGACGACGCTTCTCGGCAACGAACAGATCCTCAAGGAACTGCTTGATGAGCTGGTAATAGCTCGACCCCTTGCGGGGCATCTTCAGTGACGGGTTCATGGTTGCCTCTTACAGAATGAGGCCGCCGTACTTCTCCGAGAGCGAGCCGTAGAAGACGACACGCTTGCGGGCACGAGACCCGGCGACGTAGAGCATACGAGCTGCCTGCGATGGGTTGTTTGAACGGCTCAGGTTCGACACGTCAATGTAGACCGTATCGAGCGTGGAGCCTTGGGCCTTGTAGACAGTCGAAGCATCACGCTGCCGGAGATCCAGCATCGCATCCTTTAGGCTGTACATCTTGGACCATGCCTTGCGATGAGCCAGCCAGTTCACGGTGTCCGTGAAGTGCTTGCGGTCCATGGGCAGGCGAACGTCCTTGAACGTCATGCCCAGACGGGTGCGGATGTCAGCGAACTGATACATCACGTCCACGTCCTGCCCTTCCCACTGATCGACGGTCAGAGCGAATGGGTTCTGGTTGATCGAGAGGATCTCGACTTCCTCTTCAACCGACAGCATGTACTTCTTCAGAGGCACAGCACTGTTGCTGACAAGGAACTCACCGACCGTAAACTGATCGGGGAGACCACGCAGACCACGGACGTGATCGTTGAACTCCATCACTCGGGCATTGGTGTATGCCAGAATGCGGCTGTCCAACGTCTGCTGCATGAAGTCAGCAGCGATGGCTGCTTCCATCTGGGCATCGCTGAACCAGTCGATGATGCCGGGCACGATCTGGATCGGCTTGAACTCGCCGGTCTCGACAGTGTGACGGAGCTGCCAGTTGAGAGCATGAAGCTCGGGAATCTGGGTTCGCATCGGCTGGGTCAGCTCGATGTGGGTGATGCCGTTCCGGTAGACCGGGCTGAGCGGCTCCTTGATGGGAGCCATCTGGCAGTGGTCGCCGACCCAGACGATCTTGCAGTTGAGGGTGCCCTCATGCACGAGCTGGTACAGCGGGCTGTCCACCATGGAGCACTCGTCCACGAAGAGGATGGTGTTCTCGTGGACCATCCACGAGTTCTTCTTCGTGAGCTTCTGCTCGCCGGTCTCGAAGTCGCCTGCGACCTTGAGGTTGAGGAAGGAAGCCAGAGTGCTGGCAGGCTTGCCGCTGGCAAGCGAGAGCACCTCTGTCGCCTTGTTGGTGGTGGCCGTCCAATGAACGCTGTCGTACTTCGGCGGCAGGTTCATCATCTTACAGGCGTCGAGATACTGGGGCATGACCTGATCGGTCATGTGGCCCATCAGGGCAGTCTTGCCGACGCCGCCCGGTCCGGTGATGCCCATCTCCTTCTCGGGGGAGAAGAGGAAGGAGAAGAAATGGTCAGCAGCATCCTGCTGCCCCTGATTGGGGGTGAAGGTGGTGGTCACATCCGTCACGGGATGGCTCCTGATGTAGAAGACCCCGCCGAAGCGGGGCCTTGCAGTTACTGGCGGGAGAGGAACGGCGTCAGGTCCGGCTTGGTGTAGTTCGGACCCTTGGCGATCTTGCCGTTCTCATCGAAGATGGCCTTGCCATCGACGAACTTGGAGAAGTTCGAGCGGTTGGTCTCAGCCAGAGCACCAACGATGTCGTAGCCGCAGACCTGTGCGGTGCCTGCCGCCGTCACGATCTGATCGCAGAGGGCGTCGAGGAAGCGGAGTTCGTCTTCGCTCTCGATGTGCAGCACGTCGTCGTTCTGCTTGAGGTAGACGGCGAGGTTGTGGTTGGCGAGCTTGGCCTGCTCGATCAGAAGAGCCAGCTCGGGTTCGAGCGTGCTCATCTCCTGCGTCATCTCCGAGACTTCCTCGAAGTGAACGCCGGTCTGGACGTGGAAGTTCTTGCGGGTGCCTTCACGGCCACGGGCCTCGTCGAACCAATCGACGGTATCGGCAAGCGTATTGCCCAGCGAGGGGAGGGTGCTCAAGTGGTTGCTTCCTTCTGGTTCTGCCGAAGGTATTCCTCGGTCAGTAGGTTGGTGACGAAATCCTTGATGGAGTGGTGAGGCCCGAGCTGGTCTGCGATCCAGTCGAGCTGGGCAGGCGTCAGTCGTTGAGCCACATCTTCCATGAAGGCACGGCGGGTATCGGCGGGGGGGATGTTCAACGCCTTCAACCGCTGCGTCACCGTGGTGTGGTGACAGCCGAGGATGTTGGCGATGGTGCCAAGAGACAGGCCCATGCTGTTGAGCCGGATGAGATCCGCATCATTGGCCTTGCGGTTGGCACGAAACACTGAGGACATTCTGAAATCCCAAAAAAGAAACCCTCCCCAATTAACTTGGGGAGGGTCTTTTTGCAAGGTATCTTGGGGATCAAACCCAGTCGGGCTTGTTCGTCTTGATACGCTCGATCTCCTTGGCGGTGAAGCCGAGGATGCTCCAGCTCTTCTTGCATTCCTTCTGGTGACGCCACAGCGATCCCCAGCGAGACTTGTCGGCGGGCTGCCCTTCGGCAGACCCGGTGCCCGTTGCTTGATCGTACAGCTTACGGGCGACTTCGGCACGGGTGCCTTCCATCTTCGGTTTCTCCAGATCGGCGGCGATGCTGTCAGCTTCCTTGAGAGCCTTCACCGTCTTGGCGTTGGGGGTCTTGACCGGCTCAGCCGTTACCGCCGCCACGGGCGTCGGTTCCGTCTTCGCACTGTTGAGGATCATGGCTTCTTCGGTGGCGTTGAAGCCGAGAGCGTGCCACCCCTTCTTGGCCTTCTTCTTGAAGGCGATCAGGGCAGCATAGTCGCCAGCGACGAACAGGGCACGGGCTTCCTGAGCCTTGCTCTTCGTGGCACCTGTTTTGGCTTCAGTGACCTTCTCGGCCACCGCCTTGACATCGACCTTGGCTACGCCAACGCCGTCCTTGTCGTCGTCGATGGATGCCACCGGCTCGGCCTTCTTGGCCTGCTCGACGGCAACCTTCTTCTGACGGCTGGCTTCGGCTTCACGCTCGACCGGCGTGATCTTCAGGTTGCCACCCTTCGATCCACCGATCTCGACACGCTCGATGATGCCGATGTGCTGACCACGAATGACGGCTCCGAGGAGCTTGGCAGTCGCCGAGTCCTTCGGGATCGGGCTGTTGGAGAACACCTTCTGGTGGTCATCCTTCGGCACGTCACCGACGATGTGGTAGGCACAGACACGCATCTTGTTTGCGTCGTATTCCGGCACCGCGATTGCGTCTGCCGGGTCCACCTTGATGAGCACCATGACGCCCGAGCTTCCACGGAAGCCGCCGACGTAGGCACGGCGTGCAACGTGCAGGCCGTTGGAGCAGTCACGGCGACGGTTGTGGTCCACCATGCTCTCCGCCATGAAGACGTAGGAACCAACCCGCTGAATGACATTGCCGGAGTGGATGTCCTGATAGACATCCGAGTGGTTCCCGCGACGGTTGAGCGTCTTGAAAGCCACGAGGCAGCCATCGTCAGCGATGGGCATGTCGTTCTTGGCCATGAACTTGAGCAGGTCTCCGATGGAGTGACCCCGCTTGTCGATCACGGTGCTGATGCGACGGAGGAAGTTCTCCACCCCCTTGGTGGAACCGAGCTTCAGGGCCGCTGCGAAGTGGTCCTTCAGGTGTTCCATGCCGGGGATGTAGAGGGCTTCGCCATCCTCCTGCTCGACCACGGCGATGATGGTCTCATCTTCCTTGGTCTCGTCGTCGGTGAAGTTCTTGTCGTTGACCGACTGGGCCTTCGACAGAATGCTGCTGGCAGCGTTGCTCAACTTCTCCGACTTCTCGGTGGGGGCAGGTGCCTGCTCGACCGGAGCCGGGGCAGGTTCTTCTGCCACTGGTTCCACCGCAGGCACTGCGGGCTGGCCGTTGGTCAGGACCGGCACGGTGCCAATGGTCTGAGCTTCCAGCTTCGCCCGCTCTTCGCGGTCCTGTTCGTCCTCGAACAGATGCTTAACCCACTTCTTCGCCACGCGGAACAGCTTGACGATGCCGCCAGACTTCTCCTCGAAGTTCTTGTAGTGGGTGGTGGTGACGGACTCGAAGCTCACATCAGCCGGACGACCGGCAGTGATGAACGGAGTGGCCACCTCAACGATCCCCGGAATGCGGGGATCATTGCTGGGGAGTTCGATGGTCGAGCCATCCTCCTTGTAGAACGTGGTGTTTTCTTCGCCCACCACGATAGCGAGAATGCGAATGATCGCCATGTGCTATCCTTCCAGACAGTTGAGGAGCATGTCACGGACTATGACACGCTGATTGATCCCGGACTTGCCCGTGGGCTTCGACCGAAGGATCTCCTTGATTGTTTCCCCCTCAAGGCAGTGCAGCAACTTCGCCGCAAGGATTGTCTCCATCAGCTTCAAGAAGACGGTGGACAGGGGAATGTCCTTGATGAGCTTGGTCAGCTCATCCTTCTTCTTTTCGGTGCCCCGGAGATAGTAGCAGTCGATGACACTCTGAGCGAGACGCATGACCTTCTTCTCCCGGTCAGTCCGGTTATCAACCAAACCGAAATACTCGCTGAGATCTTTGTCTGCCCGGACGCAATCCAACCAGACGATCTTGCCGTAGAACTTCCCGTGATAGCTGATGTCCAGCCGGTGGTGGTCGAAGGCAAGGTACTCACGGATCCCAGCACTGCTGGTGTATTCCTCCACCAACTTATTGAGGAGGTAGTCCTCCCAGTCAATAGCTCCCGCCGTTTTGTAGCGTTCGTACTGGTTCTGGTTGACACACACTGCACCGGCAGAGCCGTACAGCTCGATGAACAGCCCGGTGGACTGCTTGTTGAAGCTGGTCAGCTCGAACTCATGGTAGTCGTTCCGGCGTCCATCCTTGATGATGAACTCCGGCTTCTGGGTACGTCCGATGTTCTCTTCCGTATCCATCCGGCGATTGTGGTAGACGAACTCGCCCTTCTCGTTCTTGCCGCCCATCTCGGAGAGCTTGGGGATACCCGTCCGCTTGGGCCGGGTCGGCACGATGTTGGGGTTGGCCGCTGCACGCTCTGCCTTGTAGGCGTAGGCTTTCTCCTGCTTGACGGTGAGATCAATCAGGTGGCAGCCCTTGCGTGCGAAGAACTCCCGTGCCTCCTGCACCTTGGCAGGTGCTCGGGGGCAGACGTAGACGAGGCTGTGCTTTGTCTCGCCCAGCCAGTAGCGGGAAAGAGCCGTCTCGTCGCCGTCGCCATCGGCGGGGTCGATCTTGTTGAAGGACAGGATGACGATGTTCCGTGCGAACGGAAGCATGTCCTCCATCCCCCTTGGTTCCCACGTAGTGGCCTGCTTCAGCTTCTCCCGGTCATGGGAGTAGCTGGCCTTCTCCGAGTAGACGAACATCTTGTTCGGCTTCATCGTGTTGCCGTCTTCGCCCATGCCTTTCAGCAGGGGCCACAGCAGATCCTTGTGGAACCAAGTGGACTCGAATGTCCGCTTGCCACGACGGGACAGGCCGCCCTTCTCCTCACGGAGATAGGCACGACGGTATGCCTTCAGCAGCTTCTTGCCGGGGACGCCGCCGAAGCCTGCTTGGATGAGGGCGTTGACACGACGCACGATGTCCTTGCGTCGGAAGTCGGTGAACTCCGGGTAGGCCGAGGTGGCATACTGCCGGACGAACTGCGGGAAGCTGGTGAGGTTTGCCTCATCAGCGAAGCGGTTCTCCTGCCGACCATGGTGATAGGTCTGCCCGTTGGACAGACGTTCACGCACGAGCATGTTCGGGATACGCTTCTCGGTCAGGAACAGCTCCGAGGGAGCCAGCTCCAGCCAGCTCATGCCGATCCGTTCGTCGAGGAGCTTGTAGCACTCGGCGGTCAGATCCTTGTCCCGGCGTTCGAGGAACGCACGCATCAGCGTCTGGATGGTAGCCAGCGTGTGCTTCTGGTTCGATAGGCTCTCACGGCTGGGCGTGACCGAGACGGTGTTCGGGGCAGCCTGAAGCACGAGGGACCACTCGTTGTTGCGGGCGTGGTAGCCAATGCCACTGGCCAGACGGGTCAGGAACTTGGTGATGTCTGCCCACTCACCGGCGTATTCGGGTGCCGACTCGATGGGGTAGATCACGTTGCCGTACCGGATGACGATGGGGCTGAAGTTCTCCAGCACCTTCTTCTTCGTGAGCATGAAGCCGTTGGTCATGTCATCGAAGGGCAGGCTGGGCAGCAGCTCACCATTCAGGGTCATCCTCATCGCACCGTTCTGGACGATACGACGGATCAGTTCATCGAACCGTTTGCGGTCGCCGGACTTGATGGCAATCTTGACCTGAATGCCCTGCTCGTCGGTGGGCACCGTGACGATGGGGATGATCGACGGCTTGCCGCCGACCTCTGCGTTGGACTTCGACAGACGGTAGATCGTCTTCTGCCCTGCGTGGTGGCTCGTGACCTCGAAGTCATCGACGTATGCGAACGGAGCCTTGCAGCCCAGTCCGAAGCCGCCAGTGACGTTGCCGTTGGCAACCTTGGTCGAGCCACCATAGACACCGTAGATCGGACCCATCATGTGGGGAGCGATGCCGATGCCGAAGTCTCGGATGATGAGTTCACTGTCCGTCAACGTGATCTCCACAGCCTTGTCCGTGCAGTCCGACTCGATGTGAATGTCCCATGCGTTGCACAGGGTCTCACGGATGACGGCGAGCTTCTGGTCACTGTAGAGGGTGGACGACAGGATGTTGAAGAACTCCGGGCTGTCACTGATCCCGAAGTCGATGGCCTGTGTGCCTGCGATGGTCACGCTGGTGACGTGATCCTGAACGTGAGTTACCTGCATGTCTGTCTCCAAAAGAATGAAGGGGAGCTGGACTCACATGCTGTCCAGCCCCCCTCTAGTGCTGTTAAACCCTGCACTGGGTAGCCACCTGTTCCGACTCGGATGTGACCAGTTTCCTGCCCGCTCTACATTGCGTGGTGTGAATGACCGGGAACGCACACCTTCCACGGAGACTTCATGTCGCTTCGGTCTCACTAGACGTGCCCGGTTCCCACCGGACAAAAATCACACCGTTACGGTGCTCTCCATTTCGACGACGTGGTACTCGTCCAGCGTCGTCTGGATTTCAGCAGCGAGACGGGCGTTGGTTTCCGCCTTCTCGTCGCCGTCCTTGGTGTTCTTCGCACGATGTTGCTCGGCGTAGAACAGGAACTGGTAACGGGCCTTCTCAAGCTGACGCTTGAGATCACGGCCCTTCAGAACGATCCGACTGTTGGCAGCCAGCAGTTCAGTCACTCGATCCATTCTCTTCTCCTTCTGGTTCCAATGGAACCTCTTTCATATAGTCCTTTTCGTAACCGCAATTCCCGCAGGTCTTGCTATCGAAGAGGCCGGACAGTTCCCACTGCTGGGTGTCCTCATCCCAGCGAGCGGTAGCGTCGCAAGTGATGTCGTCGGAACCGCAGTTGGAGCATACGATCTTGACCGGGTTGGGCTTGCTGTCCGGCTTGATCTCTTCAGCCGTGATGCGTGCCAATGCACCTGAGGGAAACTTCACATCACGGGTGACGGTCTTGGTGCCGTTGACCTCATAGAGATCGGCACAGAAGGCCAACAGGAAAGGGCCGGTCACATTCAGGAGACGCTTCACAGTCCGGGGTCGGCCCGGAGCGTAGCGTTCCTCAACGATCCAGAAATCTCCGGTCTCCCGGTCCATCCTGATGTTCAAATTCTTCGGGTTCATGGGAGCATCCTTTGAGCCATTTGCCCAGCAGAACACCGAACAGAGTGGCTAATAAAAAATAGCCTCCCACGTATAATAAGATCTTCATGGGAGGCTCCTTGAATGTGGTGGGTTGCTATCCACGCGACCAACGAGGGTCACTGATAGCAGTAAGATCAACAACCTGTGTGGGAACTCAAGTTGTTTACTCACCCTCAGCCACCGGCAGATGGCCACGTCTTAAAACCAAAAAACAAACTGTCAGGTTATGCGTTGCCTTTCAAGTGATCTCTTCACTTTTAGTCCCTTTGCGGTGAGACGATAGTAAGAGAACTCTCGGGCGACAGTTGCCTTCCGGCGTTGGGTCATCTTCTCGGCAAGGTCGATGTCCTGATAATGCCAATGCAGGAACTCAGCCCCACTATGGGAGAAACGTCCTGCCTTTGACTCCTGCCACTCGGAAGTGAGCTGGAGCATCGCTCTTCTGGCACCGATGGTAATCCGGCGAGCGATGTAGTCGATGGTGCCTTCTTCATCCCCAACCAGAATTTCGGGGATCAGGATAGATGTCATGGTCATCGCCGTCGCCTACCATGGCGTTTGGTAGGGTCAAGCGCCAGATAACTGGCATCCCTGCCGTTCTGTTTGACCGGCTTGCGGTACTCCCTTTCCTCTGGTTCCGGCAACGCCCTAAAGTCGTTGTCGCTTAGCAGATCGAAAAGCTCGGGACCGATTATCGGAGTGATGTCGTCGATGATGACCAGATCAGCCTTGAGACCCTGATAGAAGTCGCCTTCGAGGATCTTGTGGATGGTCAAGTGCCCATCCTTCTGTCCCACCAACATAGCGACAGTTCGGGCTTCCAGCTCGCCGAAATCCATTCCCGAAATTATTGGAATTTCTGGGGAATTTTCCAAAACTGCCATAGGTTCCCGCAGATAAGTTGGGGTAGGATGCCCCATCCAACGATCCATGAAATCAATCAGGCTGTCGGACTTGATCCTGCCGGTGGGCGTTCCGGTAGGCGATGATGCACTCTCCTTCGGGGTGTCCATGGCGAACGCACTCCTGAATTGCAGTGGCCTGACCGGGTGCGTTGCACCCGGCCTGAACCAAGAGAAGGGAAAGGACCAGCCGCCTCACAAGACGTACTCACCCTTGAGCTGCTTGCGATGCTGGATCACTTGTAATGCTCCACATAATCGGCAACACGACGTATGAGTGCTGGATCGTCTTTCAACTTACCAATAGCATGATTGCAACAGAGCATTCCTCTGAACTTATTACTCTTATGGCAATGATCTATTGCAAGTTCTTTCCAGCGCCCATCACCAGCATTGCCGCAGATGTCACATAAACCGTTGTGCGACATAAGGTATTCTAGCAACCAATCTTCAGCGGGTATCCCTAATCGCTTTAGACGATACTTAAATCGTTTCAGTGGATCATTGTGATACCTAGAACTCGATTGAGCATTTAATTTTTCCCGATTATTCTGTCGGTATGCTCTCATGTAATCCTTGTTGGCTTGTGCTTTTAGAGGATCAGCATCTCGCTTTGCTCTTGCACGAGCACAAGCCGCTCGCTTATTCTCGGTTGTTTTGAATACTTTAGTTGACATACTCACCTTTCAGGGTTTTCCTGAATTGTATCCAGCCGGAAAGATTGCCGTGCAGGTGGGAGTTTTCCCACTCAGGTTGCCACGACAGGTTCTTGCCGTCGCCAGCGTGACGACTCATCATTGCATCCTTCTGGTCGTACCAGTCGGGGGTGCATTGGTGCTCAGCAGGGCTGGCGTGAAGCGGCGTGCTGCCGATCAGACGATCAGCGAGCTTGCGGTCTTCCTCGAACGTGGTCTCACGACCATCGTGGGTGAGGTAGGACACACGGGCACACCGGGCCGTCGAGATCAGCTTCAGGTGAGCGAGCTTCTCCTCGTAACGGGGTTCGTCACGGGTGATGCGGTTCACCTTGCAGTGAGTATAGGCGTCGTTCCAGTCCTGTGCCCGGCTGGCGAAGGGCAGATGCCACATGCCACGCTGGAGCATCTGGACAGGAGCAGCAGCGATGCTCTCCTTGATGCACTTGGCCAGCTCGTGGATCTCCGGCTGGGCATCTGGGTGGATACGCAAGGCGTAGAAGTTGTTCCAGCGGCTGGACGTGATGAGCGTGTTTATATGTGCCCACGGCTCAAGGATGCGGTTGCCGATCTGCTTGTGCAGGCCGATCCAGTAGAGGATCAGGGCAAAGCCGATGGCCATCCACATGGCACCGAGCCAAGCCTTCTTGGCTAGCCAGAGCTTCCAGCCGGTGAGCTGGGCACCTGCCTGCATATTGGGCTTGTTGCTGCCCCAGTAGATGGGCATCGCCGGATCACGGATGATGTTCTTGATGAGACGCATGATCGGGATGGCACGGGAGCTAGACGCATTCCGGCTGAAGTCCTTGTGGGTCATTAGCTCGGCATGGATGAAGTGAGGATAGCGAGCCATGACGGTCGCCACTTCCTTGCCGGTCTCCTGCGACTTGCTCCTGAGAATGATGGTTGCAGAGATAGTCATTTCCGGTTCCTCAGCATCTCGGTATAGGCTCTCACCTTGTCGAGTTCGGGGTGGTGGTGGATCCACATTCCAGTGGAAGGATCGAAATGCTCACGGAAGTAAGCATCGAGATCCGGTCGGGTGGTGTCGATTGAGAAGTCAACGAGCTTACAACCTTCGTCGAACTCTTCATCAGAGATGATCGAGTCGTTGTCGATTTCATATGCGTAGGCAGCGGCTGCCAGCCTCATACGGATGAGGGTTTGTACCTCGGTCGGCGATCCCCATTCGGCCATGGGTGTCCCATCCTTTCCAGTCTGTCAGCAACGACCCGGCCCATGGAAGTAACATCGTAGCAGCAGCCATAATAGCCGAGGTAGTCCTCTCTGGTCATCGTGACCAAGCGGACAAGCTGCTTGTATTTCAGGTTCCGAAGGCAGGACCGGGTGATGTCGTAGGACAACCCGGCGTCGGTAGCTATCTCATTGACGTAGGGGTGCCACGTCGGGTGACGAACAGCGAGAAGCACGGCGGCATGATCGGGAGGGATCTCCCAGATGTGTGCCTGTATCTCGGCTTCCTCCAGCTCGAATGGCGTGGGAGGCCAGTTCATGGTTGAGCCTCCTTGGTTCGGAACAGGCCCGTGATCGGGGCCTGCTTCACGATCTCGTCGAGGCGACCGGCGACGATATTGTAGGGGAAGGGCATGTCGCCCATGTCACCCCAGATGGTCGAACGGCTGAGGTCGTCATTGATGCGAACGACCACGCCGAGGCGACGCACGAACTGCTTGTCGTAGTTGCCGTCATGCTCGGTGCGGACCCGGAACATCGGGTTCGTGCCTTCCGGGAAGGCGGCCAGATAGCTGGCGAACAGGTCCACGACATCGACGGTGTAAAGCTCGCCCTTGGCGAGTTCAGTATAGCGGCGGGCAACCTTGGTTGCGAAGGTCTTGAACATCATAATCTCCGGGTATGAGCCGATTGGGGAAATCCCATAAAAAACGCCCCCAAGGAGAACCTTGAGGGCGTTTCTTCATAGGACGGATTTGCCGACCGGCAATTAGTGCCGGGTCGGGGCATTCAGTTCAGCACGGATCTCGTCGATCTTGGCGATGCCGACACCAGCGTTCCGCATCAGGGTGTCCTGATGGACCTGATCGAGACGCTCGAACGGCACGCCGGGGAACAGACCAGCCGCCAGTGCTTCGGCATAGCCCTGCACGCGGATCTGGTGGATGTGCTCCTGCATGTGCTCGTGGCAGGCGAGGTGATCCTTCACCCCTTGCTCGGCAGCCGCACGGGCTTCGTCACGCTCACGGGTGAGACGGGCGATCTGCTCCGACGAAAACTCGACGTAGCTGTTGAAGGCGTCTTCGTCGATGACCGAGGCTTCGGGAGCCTCTTCCGGGATCGAGAAGCTGAAGCTGGCGACGGCCTCTTCAGCATCGGGACCGGCCTGAGCGACGGCAGCAGCGATACCCTGATCGACCACTTCCTGCGGCAGCGGGGCGAGGCCCAGCTCTTCGGTCAGGAACTTGTTGAGGTCTTCGAGCGAGGTGAACATCTTCATGGGAAAATCTCTCCGACACTGAGATGAAAATGGGGGGAGGCGTGTCAGTCTCCCCCCATCAGCCTTGGTACGACCCGAAGGCTTAGAGAACGTCCTTGAGCGTCTTCGACGCCGAGAACTTGACCGCCTTGCTTGCAGCGATGGTGATCGCCGCGCCGGTGGCGGGATTGCGGCCCTCACGCTCGGGGCGGTCGTTGACCTTGAACTTGCCGAAGCCGTTGAGGCTGACTTCGTTGCCAGCGGCGAGGCTGGTCGTCAGGGCCGAGATCACAGCGTCCACGTTTTTCTTGGCATCAGCTTTCGAGGATCCGGTGATACCGGCAACGCTGTCGATCAGATCAGAGGTGTTCATCTTCGATTGTCCTTTCGGATTGGTTCACAAACAAACCAAGAAAAGAACTATCAGATATCTTGGGGGGTCGTAAACCCCCAAAACACGGGTTATTAGTTCCTGTTACGACAAAATGGACCACAATCTTCGGTCCGGTGACACCCATCTTTAGAGCAGATGGGCTTGCTCGATTGGCGACCGTACATGGTCTCCGCCAGTGCTTTATTGTCCCTTGGGCTGGACATGCGAGCCTCCTGCGGACCGGCTTCCTGATCCTGATACTTACCCACGTAAAGGGCGTTCTCCTGAATGGTCTCGAAGATAACCTGACAAATGCCGGAACCAGCAGGAATGATGAGATCATCCATTCCGTGATAGAGCAGCTCGATGGTGAGGAAGCCATGCCAGCCGGGTTCGATGTTGGTGGTCATGGAGGCGTCCAGACCCTTACGCGCCCATGTGGACTTGTTCAGCACACGTCCCATGAGGAACGTGGGCATGTTGAACTCCTCCATACTGGAACCAAGGGCAAGGATGCCCTGCACATGACGTGCCGGACCATTGACCGGCTCGATCTGCACCATGGGGTGCAACGAGAGATTATGCTTGCCAGTGAAGTGAATGCTCTCGGCAATGCGGATGTCGTAACCGCACTCGGTCAGTCCGTAGCTGGTCACTGGACCTTGCACCTTCTCGGTGAGCATGTCCTTGATGGGGGCAGCACGAAGCAGCCCGGTGCGGTTGACGATCATTTCGAGGATTTCCTCTGCTTGCTGGCGAGCTTGTTGGCCTTCCGACGCTTCTGGACGGCCTTGCTCTTCTTCGGCTTGGTTCCCTTACGGGACTTGCCGTAGAGCTGGTTGATGAAGCTCAGCGGATCTCCGCTGGGCGAGGATGCAACTGCCTGCATGGCAGCGAGAACGGCTTCTCCGTACATATTAGCCTTTCAGGTTGATCCGAGTCCCGAATGGGATCGGGGTTTCCTTGTTGTCGATGGCGACCCAGATGGTCGGCACGTCAAACGGGAGGGGTTCCATAGGATCACAGTAGAGATCTGAGAAGATCACTGCTGCGGTGGGGCGAAGCTCGATCATCATCTCGCGAACGCACACCAGACAGGTGCCACCACGACCGACGACCTTGACCTCCACGAAGTCGTCACCTTCCTTCAGAACGATGATGTTCTGGATTTGGGTGTCGAACTGCACGATGGTCATCTTCTTGGGCTTGAGTTCATCCCAGACGTACTTGAGTTCGGAATTGAACCGAACCACCTGTGCGTCAGTGATGCTTCCACTCACGTCCTCGAAGTAGACAAGGTGATCCAACCTGCCTTCGTCTTCATACCGACTGGGCAGATAGATCATGTCCAGCATACGCCGGTTGGGCCTTGACCATGTGTAATCTTCCTCGATCAGATCTTGGAAGAAGCGTTGGAACTCCACTTCCCATGGGATCTTCGGCTGAAGGAACTGCTTCAGCACGTACTCGGTCTCACCGGGGATGTCCCCGGCCTGACCTGAGAGGCGAGCCTGATGAGCAGCCGATACCACGGATGAGAGCACGTCCTGATTGGTGATCTTCTGCATCCCATCGGGGGAGTCGAGCATGTCGCCCTCCTCCTCTTCTTCTGGTTCCCCGTCCCACGGGTTGTTGCAGAGCAGCTCATCCAGATCCGATGGCAGCATGGCCATCAGTTTGTCGTAGATGTCCTCTTCCGAGGCTCGACCGTGATCGTCGAAGCTGTGGTCCATCCATGGGCGGGTGCCCACGAAGGAGTAGCCCTCACGCTGGAGGTCGTTGTTGATGCGGACATCGCAGGCGAAGTTCCACACCTTGGGATTTCGGCTGCCACACCGGATGATGTGCAGCCGAGCGTTGTGCCATAGCTCGTGGATGAGCACGGTACGCCTGACGGCGGGATCCAACCGGAGAAACCACTTCGGGTTCCAGTAGAAGGTCACGCCGTCAGTCGCAGCAGTCCGAACGTCCATGCTCCAGACGAACTGAAGATAGGACATCAGCGGACCAAAAAACGCTGCACCGGGGTTCATGAACACCTGCGACTTCGTGATGTCCAACAGGCGTGTCATCTCCTGAAGGTTGAAATCGAACTCAGAAACGGGTTGACGGGTCTTGGACAATTGCTCTCTCCCATTGGAGACGGTGCGTGGTCTGGCACACCGTGCAGTAAAGATAGATGGTGATCCCCTCCACTTCCAAGTCCCACTTGTGTGGGCCTGAGCATGGATTCCGAATGGGGTGGTTCACACCATCCAGTGCTTTCCGCGTGAGCAGACCGGCTCGTCGGAAGTCGTCTTCAGTCCACATGATGATGGACTTTTCCGCCAGATCAGGCGGAAATGACGGTTCCGGCTGCTGCATTCGGGTTCAGGTACTTCGAGAGCTGGATCATCGCCTTGGCGAAGGCCGGGTGCTCCTGAAGTTCCGGGCGCTGGACCAGAGTGCCACGGAAGAAGAGAATGCGGAAGTCCAATGCGAAACGGTTCGCATAGGTGGCGAAAGCCCCGTAGTTCTTGTCGTCCACCAGCTCCATCAGGTGAGCGATGTTCGCCCACTGCTGGGCGTTTTCGGTGGCGATGGGGCAGTTCTCCGGGTCGGCGATCACGTCCTTGTAGGACACGAGCTTGTCGAAGCAGGCCGTGAAGTTCACGAAGTCCACTGCCACCCCTGCCGTGATGGTCCCAGCATAGGTGCTGGTCTCACCCTTGGCGATGGTGCCCTTGGGTTCGTTCTCGACATAGCTGTTCACGAAGTCCCATGTGCGGGGACAGCAGAACGTCTCCTCGTTGTGGTCGGCCCGGAAGTCGAACAGGCGAGTCGGATAGCGGCTCAGATAGGCCACGACACGCTTGTCCCAGTTCCGTGCAAGGGCCACGTCGAGCATGAACTCGCCATGGTCGATGACCAGCTTGAAGTGGGATAGACGGCTCTGCATGGCCGTCGAGAGGTTGTTGGTGATCGCCCGGTCAGTGGACAGGTTGCCTGCTGCACCGATGGCCACATGGCCGTGCAGGTGGGCCTGACCGACCATGCGATCCAGCACCAGCTTGTACGCTGCTGCCTGCACGCTCTTCGGGGCCGAGTTGAACTCGTCCAAGAACAGGAGCCAGCCGATATAGCCTTCCGGCGTCGTCTGCCCTTCGATGGGGAAGATGTCGAACGGGGCGAAGCGAGCACGGCGATTGCCGTCACCATCGGTGTAGAACTCAGGCAGGCCGGAAAGATCTTCCGGGGCCGAGGTGCTCAGCCGGTGATCGACTAGCTTGAGGCCCAGCTTCTTGGCAACCTGAGCGAAGATGCTCGACTTGCCGATGCCGGGGCTGCCCTTGACCATGGGCACCACACCGGCACGAATGGCCTTCTCGATCTTGATGGCAAGCTGCCGGGGTGTGACTGTGTAGAGGCTCTCGACCGTGACGCCATCGTCAAGTTGGGTCGGAGCAGGATTGAGGACTGCACCGCTCATCGTACTGTTTCCTGTTCGGTACGAGGCGGGATGTACGCCTCGTAGGGGTTGTCGGCAGGGCAGAGATGCCCAACCGGGGTCATGAGGAACTCGCCGTCCTCGTGGCTCACCAGAGCGAGAATGGAGCGTTGCTTCATCGTCTTGGCATCCAGCCCGGCCATGAGAGCGACGTTACCGTCGAACATGGCCCGCTTGAGCTGCTCGAACCACTGCTTGTGGTGAGCAGGCAGCTTGCCGATGGGATCGGGGAGACCGATGCTCTCGGGCACCTGACCGTTGAGGGCATCATTGATCCGACGCCAGATGCCATTGGACATCTCAACGACGGTGGTGCCATCATCGTCCTTGGTTCCCCGCATCAGCATGTCTGAGCGGATGGCTTCAAGGAGCTGAAGCAGCTCCCTGTTTTCCTTACGGTGATTAGGCATCAGGCTTTGGCCCTTGTGAGAGGAGCCGGGTTCACACGGCGATCATGGCCGTAGACTAGCTCGTAGAGGTCGAGGATCTTTTCCCAGCGGGCACAATGCCACTCAAGGAAATCCTGTTTCGGGCCAACGAGGAACTGCTCGTTGATCTCGTTCGTGCTCAGGCGGGTCACGTTGCCGAAGTCGGTGACGACCTCGTAGAGATACTGATTGGTGTCAGCCAGATAGCTGAGCAGGCTGGGAGCGAACTCCCTGATTTCATTGTTGGGCACGACACGACGAAGGATGGCATTTCCCATCTTGGTTCCGTCTTTCGTGTAGAGGATGGTTCCGGGTTCCATGATCGGTCCTTTCAAAAGAAAAACCCCACCAACCGAAGTTGATGGGGCTCCCTTCACATGGGGTTGTGAACGGTGTAGATCAGTCCTTCTTGGACTTCCCCAAAGGCTTTTTGGCCGAGGCCTTGTCAGCCTTTTGGGACTTATTCTCGGGCTTCTCGTGATGCTCGGTCGCCTTGCCGTTGACCTCAGCGAGATCGTCCGGTTTGCCTTCCTCACGGATATTCTCGACCGCTTCCTTGACGGTGGGGGTGTAAGCACTCCCGACCGGCTCGTTGCTGGCCTTGTCCTCGATCACGATGGAGTCGGCATCGTTGATGCCGTAGTCCTCCAGCACCTTGCGGGCATTGGCGACATAGGGATGATCGCCCGTCTCGGTCTGAAGCGAGGCGTCATTGATGTCATAGTTGAAGTGACCGATGACCTTGTAGCCATCGACCTCCTGACCATCATTCAGCACGGCAGCACGACGGAGACCGTCATTCAGTGCGACGTTGAACTTGGGCATTTCAGGTTCCTTCCATGGAAAGTGCCTTGTCAGGCATCCACGAAACGCGCCTGTCTTACTTTGGTTCTAAGATAGAGGTTGACCGTCGCTCGCGACACACCAAGCTCATCTGCGATTTCGAGCTTCGTTGCCCCAGCTTCTTGTAATTTGCGGGCCTTCTCTCGATTGGCAGTTCGCTTGGCCATGGCTCGGGCGGTTGCGGCGTTATAGCCGGAGTTGCGTTGTCTCATGGCCGGTCTCCATAGACGGTAGTGGCCGGAGTAGCATCACCATAAATGGGAGAGGCTCTCCGGTCGCACCGTCAATCCCCGAACCGTCTTTTGGAGTGTTTCAACCCTCTCTTTTAGAGGGCGTTTCTCTTCCTACTCGAACGTCGTAGGGATCTCAAAAGACGCGGACCATCTCGGCAGTGATCGTCCAGAAGTCATGAGACTTCCGGTAGATCTTGCCTTCGTAGACCCTATCCCGATCACGGATCAGGTGCGTCTGGTTACGGGCAACGTAGCCTGCCCTCACCCACGTATAATCACCCTCGCACTCGTGCGGCATGGTGACGTAGCAGGCGACAGCATCTTCGTCGTGTGGGTTGGCCGGGTCTGGGATCAGAATGATCGCAGTCCCGGTCTTCTTGACCTTGAGGAAGTCAGCGTATGCCTGATGCCTCATGCCGACGCAGGACAGGTGATCGGTGGGGCCGACCTGCTCTTTGTGGCTGAAGTCCTTCAGAGCTGACAGCATGGCGGGAGCTTGCATCTGGCCCTTGAGAATGGCTCGGATGATCTGCTTATCCGTCATGTGTCCCGTTGCCGGGACGGGAACCAAGGAGTCCCCAACAGGCTCTCCCGTGGGAGCATCTTGCTCCTGTGGGGTCAGCCGAAAGGGTTCTTGTCGCCCATCAGCATCATGAGCATGAGCGGGTTCATGGCACCGGCTGCACCGCCGCCGAGACCGCCTGACAGCATGAGCATCGGGAGCATGTCCTCGAAGTTGCCCTTGTCGCCGGTCATCATGCTCATCATCATGAGCTGGCCCATGTCCATGGAGCCACCTTCCGAACCGCCGCCGAACAGGTTCGTGAACGACTTGATGATCGTCACGCCCTTCTCGATGCCCATCATGTTGACCTTGGTGGGCAGGAAGCGGGAGCTGTGGCCTTGCACGTTGAGCGTGCGGAGCGAACCGGACTCGGTGACTTCCTGAATGAAGCCGTATGCCTTCTTCTCGCTGACGAGAATGTCGCCGGTCTTCACCTGCGATACAGGCGTCAGCATGGCGAACGCCGGGATGTCCATTCCGAAGAAGTCGAGCGGGTTCTTGCTCAGGCCCTCACCATCGAACGTGACGATGCCGGTGCCGGTCTTGATCCCGGTCAGGCCGGTCTGGAGGTCGTAGCTCACGTTTTCGATGGGCTGGATCATGGCCGACATTGCGGTGGCCATCTTGCTCTTCATATCCTTGAACATCATGCTTCTCCTGCGTCATTGATGGGTCGGAATTGACCCAAGGAAAGGGGAATAAACTGAGTGTGCTGCTGGACGCCGTTGTTCCCATTAAGCCAGTCTCGTCTGACTCACACACCCCATGCCCAGCCGGTCCCTGACGGTTTGCAAGGATCCTTGACCAGACAGGCATGGCCTCGGGTCCGTCGAACGGTTTCCCTCGGTCTAACTGTAAAGGGTGGCAGGGAACTCTAACCTGCGTCACGTCCTCCCGCTTTTTAGCACGGGACACCCTAGCACGGACAGCTATTATGGGCCGCTTACGGTTTCGCCCATCGGGTGGTCGCCGTCTGTCCATGTCTCTATTTGGTTCCCCCGCCCAGCTTCTGCCTCGGGGTTCTGGCGCGTAAACACATCTGGGCTTGCGGCTTCGACAGAGCTTCCCTGTCTAGGCAGTCCTGCATTAACGTCTTAGTCCACCAGCATCACCGAGTTGAACTGCGGTGGGATAGCCTCGGGGAGACGGGAAGAGGACATTACTGATCTGGTATGGCAGCCGTGGATGGACTCGAACCACCGACTATCTGGCCCGTCATCCTTAGTGAAGGCGCCTTCACGCACAGGATGCTGCTAGGGTTTCGTGCTCTACCGACTGAGCTACACGGCTATACCAATCTCGATCTATATGGCCGGTGGGTTTGAGCTGAGCCTACCCACAAGAGCCGTCAAATGCTGGCCTATCGGCCATATAGAACGAGGAACGCGGCGAAGCCGCAACCCAAGAAAAGAACTGACCGGAGATCCATCCTAAGTCAAGCCAAACGGGGAAGGGATCTCTCCCTTCCCCTTGGTTCAGCCGCAGGCTTACGCCGTGCAGGTGATGTTTTTGGTGGCGGTCTTGGCACCATCCTGCGAGGTCGCAGTGATGACCGCCGAGCCGTTGGCGACGCGAGTCACCAGACCCGTGCTCGACACCGTGGCAACGGCGAGGTTGCTGCTGGTGTAGGTGACGGTGCCATTGCTGGCATTGGCCGGGGTCTTCGTGATGGCGAGCTGCACGGTGGGCGAAGCCACGGTCAGCGTGCTCGTGCCGGTGGGCGTGATGGCAATGCCCGTCAGCGCCACATAGTCGGTGTCGATATTGAGGGTGATGCCCCCCATATCGGTGATGTTGTCCGGGAACAGGAGTTCACCGGGAACGGCAACACCGTCCGACGCACGGGTGTGGTAGAGAGCATCACGGACGTGATGCCAGATGACGTGGCTCTCAGCCAACTGACCATCGCCCGGAATGAGCGGGTTGTTGCCGAGAGGATCGGCCAGCTCGTCATGCTTGAACGTGCCGATCTTGTTGGAACCAGCGGGAAGAGCGTCCCCGTTGGACTGGACAGTCACCACCTTGGTGGTGTTGTTATAGGCAATCTGATACTCAGCCATGGCAATCTATCTCTTTCTTGCAAGAAGAGGTGGGCCGAAGCCCACCCCGACTTACATTAAGAGGCTGCTGCCAGCAAGGCGACCTGCATAAGTGGGCTTTCATCCAGCTTCCCACTCATCACATCATTGATCTTGCCCTTGTCTCCCTGACGGGAGAATACCTCAGCCACGACACGACGGGCTTCAAGGATCTCAGGCTTTACACCCAGAGCCGGGTATTTCCTGATTGCTTCCTCTTGCCATGTTTTGAGTCTGAGCACCTCTTCTTCCAGCTCAATAATACGCTGATTGAGTTTGGTGCCAGCAGACATGCGGAGTTTCTTGGGGACGATGGGCTTACCGTCTCCCGGAAAGTGCTGGCCGCCCTCACGGCGAACCAAACCCCGCTTAACAAACACGGATAGGCGGGCAGATGCACTGCCCATATTGATGCCTGTGAGGGTGGCGATTTCTTTGGAAGTGCTGCCCGGCATTGCCCGGACAGCTTCCAATATCTGTTCATCATTGGTCATAGATCGTTCCTTATGAAAGGGCGTAGTCCGTGGCCATGATGTCCTGCCAGAGTTCAGGATCCAGCTTACCGATTTCCACCTTGCGACCGATGATCTGGGAGATCAGGTCGCTGAGCAGCTCGCTCTTGGCGATCAGCATCAGTTGACGTGCGTACTGGATACGCAGATCATTGGCGTAGTTCGGATGGCAACGGAAACAGTCATGCACACTCAGAACCTTGAATGGCTTGTTGGGCAGACTCTCAAGCAGCTCCCAGATGACGGCGGGATCGACATGTCCCAGATTATCCGCGTTGAGTACGTCGATGATACGCGCCGACAGATACCCTGTGCGGTTGTAATGGCCCCAGAGAGCCACGACGAGCTTGTCATTGTCGGTCCCGGTGTTCTGACCGTAGGTTGCTTCACCGTCTGAGAGCAGATCATACAGGGCATTGACCTGTGTGACATTATAGTCACACCGGCGTCCCATCTCCCGGCAGATCATGCCGTCGATGGAGTGGATGCTGTTCGCACCCAGAGACCTGCCCTCTTCCATCGGCTGGTTCACACGATGGAACACATCGAAGGGCTGGTTCAGGAAATGCACGGTCTCCTTGATGGAGTCCATGACCTTCACTTTGACGTGGAAGTTGTCGGGTAGCACCCAGTCATGGCTGAGTGCCTCGTTGTTCCAGAACGTGAGCATGGCCTCGTTGAGTTCCCATGCACCCGGTGCAGCTTCGCCCATGACGCCGTAGAACACGTCGAGCAGGGCACCCTCACCGAAGATACGCTTGGGCACTGCCTTGCTGGAATACAGGGCCGTCATACAATTCTTCAACTTGGTTCGTTAATCCAAGCCAGCAGCATTACCTGCATCTCCACATTGCTGTGGAGTTGGGACTATATCATACCACACTGAGGTTTATCAGTGGGTCCGGGCGCTTCGATAGCACTTGCTACCTACTCTACTAGATTCAGCTTATGCTGCCGTTCGATAGTCTCTGCACCTTCCGATATTCCAAGATAGCCTCACACATCTCATAAAGATGCTCAATGTGAAGCTCGCCTTTGGCACGGTTTACGCACCAAGCAAGCCATTGAACATTATCCGGTGTGTAGCCTTTTGACGGATCTTTTTGATCCAAGGACAGGCACAGCGGATGCTCCTTTTCGAGATTAAGGGGAGCACCTGTCAAAGCACATGAACGCTTTTGTTTGATGAACAACTCGTAGAGTTGATCGGCAGTCACCACAGGGGGTTCTTTGCCTAGCTTTTTGCATCTACCACGGGCGTCAACCAGTCGTTGGCGTATTGCTGACATCAGCAAACGATCTTCTTCTGGAATTGCCTTGAGCTTGCCTGACCCTCGATAACCGGGACGGGCTTTACGCCATTCAGCCGCTCGCTGTGCATTGCACTGCTTGCAGTAAGAATGGTGTGTCCTATGGGCATTTTTGAAACTGCTTGAGGACTTAGCTCTGGTGAATTGGTCAATGTTTTTGACCTCACCACATTGGTTGCATTTCTTGGTTTGCATATACCACCTAACTGGAAGTGATATATGCATATCGGCTTGGCTCATGATTGTCCACTAGGGATGTTCCATGAGTTCACCCGGTTTTAAGGCCACCATGCTTATTGGTTAATGGCCTCTTTCACCTCGTCACGCTTGATCTTACTCTCCTCGTTGATGAGAGCCAGCATCATCTGATAGATGACGGTGTAGCCGTCCCGGCGCTGAGCCTCAGCTTCTTCGCCGAAGACATAGGGCACGACGTTGCACAGCTCGGCACTCTTCCGGCAGCCGGTGAGAGCAGCCAAGAGCTGCAATCCAGAGCTGGTGGCATCCAGCGAGATCATGTAGCCGCTGGGCGTACCCGACATAGCGTCGATGTAAGCCTTGCAGCCAGCATAGAACATAGCCGGTTCCTTGGCTTTGGGCATCAGCTCGCCCATGCGATCCTCATTCTCGTCGAACCATGCGATACGCTGGTTCCACGTCAGCTTGTCGTGGCCATACGAGTTGGCGATGTCGATCTTGAGGTACTGAAGTGCGGTGAAGGTTTGCATATCTCTGCTCCTAGCTTCTTGAGATGATTAGAAATCTTGGTCTTGGTCTTCACACCGTTCATCAATGTGAAGGATCGTGCCTTCCAAGTGAGCACGGTGGTAGATCTTGAACTCGTCCTCTCCGAAGAGCTGCTCGCAATCAGCGAACGTCTCGACGGAACGGTCTTCGTTGTAGATCAGGCAGGGATGCCGGAGGTTTCCGGCAATGGGCTTCTGGATCTTGACGATGAGAGTCTCATCGTCCGTGGTTTGGGTGGTAGCCATACAGCTTTTCCATTTCCTTGCGGGCTGTGCAGGCGAGGTCGAAAGCTCCTTGCTCGCCATACTTTTTGATGGAGAAAGTCTTGATGACCTGCTTGCCGTTGGTGTCGTGGCAGGTGGCCCGCCACATGGCGACTTTCTGATTGCCCCGGCGTGTGGTTTCCCAACGCGATACGCCTTGCACACCAGAGGTGTTAGTCGCTCTCTTTTTGCGATTACGTTTTTGGTGTGCTTGGGGAATACACCTCAAATTATCGAGGCGATTGTCAGTGCGATTACCGTTGATGTGGTCAATTTCCCAGCCTGCTGGGATAGGTCCATAGATCTGTTCCCAGATCCAACGGTGTAGGTAATGGACCACATTATCACGGGAGATACGGATATAACCGTTCTCCCCATTGGCGTCTGACGCAGGATAGCACTGGGCAAGATCGTATGCTGATCCTGCCCAGTATTTTGGCGGTTTACGCGACATCGTTTGATCTCCTTAGTGATACCCAAGGGAGTTATATGTCGATAATCTCCTTATCTGCAAGCTCTATAACTGCCTTATTCCACGGTGCTCCCTGGTACGTCACGTGGTAGCCCTGACAGTAGATGCGGCCACGCTTGTCGTACTTGTGGGTCAGGTAGAACGAGTCTCCTGCCTCTTCCAACTTAGCGTGGACATCATGGCAGGTGCGGTCGTACTTCTCGAAGGCACGAACACGCTTCTCGAAGTCCTGACGGCTCTCCCCCTCCTTGGGCTTGTCAAGGTTACGCCACGAGTTGCGTACCATCGTAGCCGTGTCGGTGTTGATGGTGAGTCGGATGGCATTCTGCCTGTTGATGTGATCGAGACACACATCATCGCTGTGGTGGTTCTTCTTCAGGATGATCGAACCACGGTTGAGTACGTAGCCCGTGTCCCGGTTGGTCTTCACTTCCCTTGGTTCGATCACCATGGGCAGAGGGAACTGGAAGCGATCCAGCTCTTCCTGCACGTCGTCGCTGATCGTGATGGCCACGACCAGTCTCTCTTGCACCGGGTGCCAGTGGCAGAGGTCAAGCTCACACATCTTGATGATGAGTTCGACGACCTCCTGAGCCGTATCGCAGTGGCTCCTGAGCACGCCTACGATGGTCGGCAAGGGAGCACGCTTGTGGAGGGCCATCTGGACCAGCAGGGCATAGCCGAAGTCCAGCGGAATGCCGTTGCTCTGGAAGATGGCACTGAAGTCGATCTCCTTGCAGCCGGTGAACTCGGCCTTGATACGAGGGATGAGCTGGTTCTTTGAGAATAATTGCTCAAGTTCAATTTGCTTTTTCATAAGATCTGCGTCTTGCATCTCGATCTCCATTACAAAAAAGGGTTAAACTCCATTAACATCTTGCTAATTGCCAAGGGCACTTCAGCATTGTTATTACAGACGGTAATGGCTGCATCATAGTCAAGAGAACTGTGATTGACGGTAGCCGAGATCTGTCCTGTAGACAGAATCTCAATCTCGAAGTTGTAGCCACGTTGTAGCAGTTTGTCTGCTTTGGCTTCTACTTCTGGAGCCAGAGAGATGGTTATTTCGCGGGTGTGACCGTGCGGCAGAATAAACTGTGTGAACTTAATGCTCATCAGAGTTGCTCCGTAATAGTCGTGACCTTGAAGGCGTGAACCCTCGCGGCATTGTGCTTGTGGGTCTTGAACTGGGCAGCCGACCACTTTTCCAACAGCTCCAAGCTGCTGAAGCTCATGACCACACGGCCCGAGCTTGCACGGATCTGATATTCCGTCTTGGTTTGAACCGAGGTCTCTGCCTCATTGGTTCCCGGCAGCGGGAGATCTGCTGCCTGAGCAGCAATGGTTGATTTACAGGGCTTCATGCGTCTTCCTTTCAATCAGGTAGGGTGATAGTAATTGCGACGACTTCCATGTCCTCGCGACGACGATGCGGTGTGGGTGTGACGCTGATGTCCTCGTAGTAGCCGTCCCATTGGTCGCCACCACGATGAGCCGTGAACTTGCCTTGCAGCCACGAGGAGAGCAGATTGTTGGCTGCTTTCTTGGTGGTGTAGCTGCGGATCTGCATGTCCTTCTCATAGCGAGGAGGCCAGCTTGAGCGATCTGCGAAGTCCACTGGTTCAAGGTGTGAGCCACCTCGGCCATCACGACGCTGAGGTCGTGGGAGGTACATGTGCGTGCCTTTCACCCGAACCGCATATTCGGTCAGGTGGACAGGCATTAGAACGTGCCCCAGATGTTGTAGCCAGCCTGCCTCATCTCGCCGGTGGCTGCGAAGTAGTGCATCCACACGTTGTCGAAATAGAGGTTGGGATAGCTGGCCTTGTCGCAGTGGACGAACATCGGTGCGATGTCCTCGTGCCTGAGACCGGCAAGGCCACAGCCAATGCAGGTCATCTGGAACGTCAGCTCAGGGTGGCCACGAACATATGCGAGGAAGCCCTGCACATAGTCCTTGATGGTGCTGAGGCTCAGCGTGTCACCGACCACCATGCTCTCGCTGTTGCGACCCTCATGGTTGCGGATCATCTTGAAGCCCTTGGTGGGGATGGCGAAGCTCTGACCGAAATGGCCATAGCTCAGTCCCCAACGGGCACCACGTTCCTTGTATGCGAAACGGGCGGCACCGCCTCCGTGGATACCAGCTTCATTACTGCCGAAACACGAAGACCATTTTGTTCGTCTGAACAGTCATGATCTACCTCCTTTGTTTTGATGTGTTGATTGGGGTTGTCAGAGCAGTAATAATATCCATGCTCTGACGCGATTGTCGTTGTTTTACTCTGGCATAACTGATGCCAAAATGTTTGCACCATCCTGAGATGGTGTTCTGAACTCCATTGATAGTAATCATTTTGGAGTTGGTGCTGTTGGTTGCTTGAGTTTGTCTGGTTGCCCAGACGCAATTGGTGGGTTCGTAGTCCTTGGTTCCATCCAACCTTTCAATTGTATGGTCCTTGGGTCTCGGCCCCATGTCTGCGAAGAAATTCTCAAACCCATTTGGTCCAGACCACCGGGCACAGACAGAGATGTGCTGGTAAATTCCGGGCTGCCCGCACCTCTGGTGCATGGCAACCCAAGATCTGTAAGCGCCTGTGTGATTTCCACGTTCAGCTTGACCGTGTTTTATATTGGTGTTTGTAACCGACTCTGATCGGAAGCATCCGCAAGATGTAGTGTTGAGATGCCTTACCCATGCGATAGGCCTTTCAATGATATTGCCACAATCGCACTCAAAGAATGCTGCTCTGGCTTTGCCCTGCTTGGGTGCCTCGCCTTGATATGTCAGGCGTGTATTGGGAAACCTCTGGCCGACTTGATATTGGATAGCTGCTGGCATTTTTGTCTCCTTGTATCCCTAAGGATAACAACCAAAGACAAACATGTCTAGCTACCGAACACGAAGATCATCTTGTTCAATTCCATGGCACGCTGTCCTTTTCGTTGACGAAGGCGACGAGAGCTTCCAGCTCATCGTCCAGTCTGATGTTGAAGGTAGGAATGGCGAAGGTCTTGGCGATCCTGAGCGAGTGATTGGTGCCACCGAAATAGTCGGCTGCACCCTCTTCGCTCTGCCAGTAGATCACCATGTCCACGGGCAGATCTGCATCCTGTCCCAGAATGATGTTCACATTCCGGTTCATGAGCTGCTGATAAGCGGGACGCATGGTGTCGTACTTGGTGTGGTGCATGGCAGCGATGTGCCTCACTTTGTCGCTGTCATTGCCGACCATGTAGCAGTCGTAATGAGGTGCGTCGTTGAAGCCCGGCTTGGGAATGAAGATCTCCTTCATGTCCACAGGAGCACCAGCACCAAAGGCTTGGTCAGCTCCCTTACCGTGGCCACTTCTCAGCAACCACTGACTGCCAGCAAGCTGTGATGCAATCTCGCTCATGATGGGTAACACCGTTAAAGGTGTCACGCGTGGACCAATTCCACCATAAAGTTTCTGGGTCATATTCATTACGCAATGCTCCTCCGCGTCTTTTGTCGTGTTGAATGTTGTATCGAACGTACTGAAGCAGTCCGTCGATGACGAATGAGTCGTGAGTTTGTAGGATCTGACCATCAAACCTATGACCATGAATGTCACGTTCATTGGTGATGATCTTGATCTTATCTAACCGTCCAGACCATTTGGTTCTCACCCAGACCCACGATGCCGTGCTTAACACGTCACTCACTGTCTCTAGGAAGAAGCCATTCATCTCCTTGAGATGCTGGACAGCAAACTGTCTACGCTCGCTGACCAGAGCGTGTATCACCCTTTGGCCAGCTTTTCGATGAGCCTCTTCACCACATGAGCATGGGTGATATAAGGCTGCGGTACGCATCGAGTCTGAAGAATGATGCCACCGTTGACAGCTTTGTTGAAGATGTCATCGAGTGCAGTCATCACTTCTTGGTTCCCCAGCTTGAGCTGAGTCTCCAGCCAGATGTCATACTCATCCACCTGATCGCTATATGAGCGAATGGTGTAGTCGTGACCGCCTCCACAATCAGTGCCTTGAGCACCGATCCTGATGTGTGACGGCAAAGCCAAAGGACCACTATCGACAGAGTAAGTCGAAGCAATGGCCTGTGCCCCATTCCGATTGTCGGAGTGGTCCACTTCGATGAAAGGCTTGCTCATGGGCTTTAGGTATCCTTCGCCGAAAGTTGAAAAAATCCAACTTATCCTTTTTAGGAAAGTTGGAATGTGAGTAGCGGTATGTTGGTGGTCCATCATACTGCAAAGAAAAGGGAGGAGCCGAAGCTCCTCCCTCATATTCAGAACGTGAAATCGTTCTCGTCTTCGATGTTGACGGACGGTGCCGATGCACCTGCACGACGACGCAGTTCGATGCCGGTGTTGCGTTCCTTGTCGAACGACACGATCACGGCTTCGCCCGGTGCCAGCGTCTTCGCCTTGGCGAGCAGGCCGTCACGGAACTTGTTCTGACGCTGACGCAGCGTGGCCATGTCAGGCGTCGGAGCGACCTTGCGGTCGGTGATGTCGAACTCGTTCACCTGATCGAGCGGAATGCCGAGACCGAGGCTCACCCACGAGACCTGCTCGTTGCCATCGGCGTCGGTGTATGCCTTCGGATAGCCGAAGTTCAGCCAATATTCGGCCTGCGGACGGTCAGCACGCTGACCATTGCCCGATGCCTGAGCACCCGAGACGGGAGCTGCTTCACGGTTGACACCGGCGAACTGTGCGAGATTGAGGGTCATGATATGTACTCCAAGTTGATTGACGGGTTCAGGAACAAACCCAAGAAAATGAATGAATTAACGGATTACTTGATGACGACAGGCTGAATGTTTAGCGAGATCTGGTTCGCACGACGGTAGATATTGTCGATGCGGAGCTGGAGAAACACCACCATGGACTGGCGGATATTCTCGAACTTGGGATCGCTCTTGTCCAAGGACACCGAGCGGTTGAAGAACTCGACCTTCAGCTTTTCCAGCTTCGGATCGTTGAGTTCATTGAGCTGATCCTGAGCAACCTTGAGGCTCTCGACGAGCTTGGTTGCTTCCTTGAGATGTTCAGGCTTCATCAGAGAATGATCCTTTGCTTGTTGTAGTGCTCACGCACCAGCTTGACATTGCGGATGTGGATGATGGTGCCGTACCCGAGGTACAGAGCACCGATGACACCGAGAGGGTCGATGTCGAAATGGTAGCTCATGAGAATGAGCACCAAGCCCACGAGCGTGGGCAAGATCGGAAGGGTCTTAGTCAACCTTGTTCTCCTGTTTGATTTTGCTGGTGGCCCAGCAATAGATGAGAGCACCGACGACGATGAACAGGCCATATTTGCTGGCCTTCTCGTGGCTGAGCACGATCATCATGCTGCCCATTATGAGGAAGGGCAAAGCCTTGACGTAAGCCATTAGTAGTGATCCCAGTCAGAACTGGAGATCGCCTTGAAGCTGGCCTTGATCGAACGCCATACCTTCCTGATGGTCAGGAAGATGACGTAGAGAACGATCACGACGATGAGGTGTGCAAGTCCGTTTTCCATTGTCAAACAGTCCTTTCAAAGTTGGACTCGACTCGGACCATGAAGGCACCGAGGAGTGAGATGAACAGGAACAAGACCGCGAGAAACTCTCGGCCATTGTCCTTCAGAGGGATGATGTAGCAACAGATCATGAGGCCCATGGCCAGCATGAGCGGCATGAGCCACAAGAGATGTCGCATCTAGTAATCCTAGCTATAAGTTGGTGGTAGGTATATCTATCGGATGTTTAGGGTGGGACCAGCCACGAATGACTGGTCCCTGACATTTCGGTTAGCCGAAGATGTCGTCAGGCAGATACTCAGTAGCCTGAGTGTACAGCTCTTTGTTCTGTGCGGACTCGTTAACGAAGTCCAATACCTCAGCATTGCTGCGAGCTACTTCCATACGGCTATCCCGCAGGAGCTGATCGCGGAAGGTCTTCCGATGAATGATCTGACGATCCTTCTGGTCGATCATTGCGCTTTCAACGAAGCGGTTGCCGATGGTAACAGCGTCACTCACCGTCTTGACGACGTTGGTAACAGTGGATGCAGTCTCGGTAACAGTGCCAAGAACAGCAGAGAGAGTCATACGAGCAGAGGTCATGAGTATGTGTCCTATGATGGATGTGGTGCATGATTGCACACGATCCAAACCACGCGGAGCGTGGTATTAATGGGGGCACCCCATGTATTATGTATTAAGCAAGTACCGGGGGGTACTTGGTATTACAAAGGGGTGGACCCCCACCCCCTACCCCCAGACACACCATGAAAATCCGCCTATAGGCTCCCCCAAAATATATATATAATATGGGGGTCTATATACGCAGGTATGTTGGGGGTTACCTATCGTGCATGAAAAAACCCCCGGAGCGTTAGCTCAACGGGGGTTCTCTCGATGGGTTTGCGGCCCTCTTCATTTAACGTCTGATAGACGGGTAGATCAGTCACCGCTGCTGAGCAGCCCCCGAATACAGGTCGCTAAACCCTTAACCGGAGAGGAGTTCGGACCTCTACCTGTGGCAGTTATATGCCCCACTAACCACTGGGGTCAGGCACGCTCTCGCATACCACCGACTGAGCAAAATCACGAAACTCTGGTCGGCCTGACTGTGATATGTTGGTGAGGGAATTTATGCAAGAGGGATTTTCTTCTCTCCTCTTGGTTCAATAGGGAGGGGCGTTAGCCCTGACCGTTGGACAGCCTCCTCCGTTTCCTTCCTTCATATAATTAAAGGGGATCCGTGCTGGGCACCGTGTGTAACAGGATGGTCCGTCCCGTATTGTCAGATGGCTATATATGACCTAAAAGGGTGTGGCACAATGTGGTAAAGGAGCAACACTGTGACGATCAAGGATGAGAATGAGCATCTCAATCTGCTGACTGCATATCGGTCGGGGCAGGTATCGGAAGCCCAGTGGGTACAGCATCTGGCTGACCCTGAGTTCAAGGCTTTCGTGGAGAAGCAGACGGCTACCTCTTCGCAGCCCTTCGGTGTCCAGCCTGAGCAGCACGCATATATCTTGGAAGGGATCAACGATCTCCGGTGCCGGGTGAACGCACTTCCGAATAGTCGGGAGAAGAGCACCATGCTAACCAAGCTCGACGAGCTGCGTCACTGGAATGAGGATGATCGTCTTCGTTCCCACTTCGAGGCAGGAGGACATTGAGCCTCTACCAAGATACCCGGCTTCAGGATCTGGCGAAGATCGCCGCTGAAGGTGCCGGGAAGAATGCCGGGGTAGCTCCTCAGCTCCTCTTTGCCGACATCATGTTCATGTTGGTCGATGCCGTGGAGGACGGCAGGTTGCTCCTCCCTCCGAACCAGACCCCCAAGATGACTTGGGATGAGGTCTGGAAACACTTTGACGACAAGCGTGTCGAGAACCGGGGTTAAGAGTTACCCCCAACTTAATGAGGTAAAAAATGAACGCTGTGACTGAAGACGAGCTGATCGAGCGTAGCCTCTATCCGCGAGTGACCTTCGACCAGCTTCAGGCCAACATCGTCGGCAAGAAGTTCATCCAGCATGACCTGCTGACCATCTGTGTCCTGACGCTGGCCAATGGCTTCACCGTTCTGGGGCAGTCGGCCTGTGCTGTGCCGGGCAACTTCAAGCTGGATGTCGGCCAGCGTCTGGCTGAGCAGGATGCCCAGAACAAGATCTGGGCACTGATGGGCTATGAGCTGAAGACCAAGGTGGCTCTCGCCATGAAGGCGACTGGTCCGAGCAATCCCGAGCAGACCACCTTCGTCGGCACCAAGGCAGTCCATGCCCAGCCGATGGATCGGGCGTCGTACAACTATCTCCGTGGCTGGGCACTGCCTGCCGACGAGAATGGTGAGGATGAGGGCTATCTGGTCGAGTATCCCGATCAGCCCGCCAACACTCTCATCTATCGGGGCTACGTGAGTTGGTCCCCGAAGGACGTGTTCGAGTCGGCCTATGAGAAAATCGACCTCAAGGGCGAAGGCTCTGTCGGCGGTATGACGTGGGAAGCCCGTCTGGAGATCGAGGCGACCGAACTCAAGGAGCGGATCGACAAACTGCAAGCCTTCATGGAAGGCGACCTGTTCACGTCGATCCCGAAGAGTGCCCGTTCGGTTCTGGCCGACCAGAAGCAGGTGATGGACACCTACTACTCCATCCTCTCCCTCCGATTGCTCGGAGCATAAGGACGAGTCCGGGCCGAAGCCCCGCGAAGACGTGAGCGCCAGCGAACGGCGAGCAAGGGGCGAGGGGCACGGGCGAAGTCCGCATATAAGTTGGGGAGAGTATCGGGCGACCAACCCACTCTCCCCAACCACACTCTTTCGAGAGACAGGAAAACCCAGAAACCTGTCTTGGAACCAGTGAGGCAAACAGCCTCGGACCACAACGCTAATTATCGAGGGTCGCGTGAACGCCATTACACTCATGACGCGGGCAGACATTGAGAAGGCTCTTCCAGCCAACCTCAAGTCGTCGGCAACTCAGGCCCTGACCGACGCGATCAACCAGATCACCACGGATCCGGTGCTGGCTGAGCATATCCGCGAGAACTTCATCACCTACACCCATGTTCTTCAGGAAGGGAAGTGGAGTGCTGAGCAGTACGCGAATGCCGTTACCTATGTGACGCACAAGCTCATGGGCCGGACGAACCAAGACGCATATGCTCTTACGTTCCCGGATCGTATGAATGAGCTGGTTGCTCGTGGCACCACGTCCAAGGACATCAGCGCCTACGTTGCCGCTTACCACAAAGGTAAGTTGGTGAACGCGATCATGGAGAAGTGCCTGATCCCGGTCCATGTCCAATATGTGGACGTGTACCACAAGGCGATCTCGGTACAGCTAGATCTGATGCAGAACAGTCAGAGCGACAAGGTTCGACAGGACGCAGCCAACTCGATCCTCACCCATCTGGCCAAGCCGAAGGAGCAGGCTCCGACCGTGGCCGTTCAGGTGAACGTCAACTCCGAACTCGATGCCATGAAGAAGATGATGGGCAACTTGGCCCAAGCCCAACTTGATGCTATCGACGGTGGGATGACAGCAAAGGATCTGGCGGGGCAGGTTCTGATCGAACAAGAGACCAAGACTGATGACGCTGATTAAGCAGGATCTCGATGAATGGCTGGATCAGGTGGACTACTCCCACCTGAACAGCACGGAGTTCAAGCCGTCTGGCTTCTCGCTCCAGTTCATGAACTTCATCAAGATGGTCAACGGATCTGAGGGGGAGTCCCATAAGACTCCCCCCGTGCATCTGGCCATGCTCGACAAGATCACCGAGCCGACATCCTACATCGCCAACCTGTGCTTTCGTGGGGCCGCAAAGACCACGCTGTTCGCGGAATACTTCTTCCCGTTCGTCGCGATGATGGGTGAACTCCCCAACTTCGGGGAAGTTTCCGGTGCCATCTACGTGTCCGACTCGATGGACAACGGCGTCAAGAGCCTGCGACGGAACATGGAGTTCCGTTACAACAACAGCCCGTTCCTTCAGAAGTGGCTGCCCAAGGCGACCTTCACGGACGCCTATATCGAGTTCGAGAACATCGCTGGCCACAAGTTCGGCCTCAAGATGTTCGGTGCGAAGACCGGCCTGCGTGGTACGAAGATCTTCGGTAAGCGACCCACCCTCTGCGTGCTGGATGACCTTGTGTCTGATGACGATAGCAAGTCGCAGGCCAGCATGATCGCGATCAAGGATACGGTCTACAAGGGCGTGAACCACGCTCTCGATCCGACGAAGCGGAAGGTCATCTTCAACGGCACGCCGTTCAACAAGGATGACATTCTCATCGAGGCGGTCGAAAGCGGCGCTTGGGACGTGAACGTCTGGCCCGTATGTGAGCGGTTCCCCTGTGAACGCGATGAGTTCTGTGGAGCATGGGAGGATCGCTTCTCCTTCGACTATGTGCAGGCCCAGTATGACATGGCCGTCAAAACAGGCAAGCTCTCTGCGTTCATGCAGGAGCTGATGCTTCGCATTACGTCTGAAGAAGAGCGTCTCGTTCAGGACGATGAGATCCGTTGGTATCCTCGTATGAACCTTCTGGTGAACCGAGGCACATACAACTTTTATATCACCACGGATTTTGCTACATCGTCTAAGCAGACTGCCGACTACTCGGTCATCAGTGTCTGGGCGTACAACGCCAATGGAGACTGGTTCTGGGTGGATGGCATTGCCGAGCGCCAGACCATGGACAAGACGGTGGATGATCTCTTCCGCTTGGTTCAGTTCTACAAGCCTCAGCGGGTGGGCATCGAGATCACTGGCCAGCAGGGGGGTTTCATCCCTTGGCTTCAGACCGAGATGCAGAACCGCAATGTGTGGTTCAACTTCGCCACATCCAATCCGAAGAGCAATACGCCCGGCATCCGACCTACGGTGGACAAGCTGAGCCGCTTCAATGTCGTCGTTCCTTGGTTCAAGATGGGCAAGATCTACTGGCCCAAGGAGATGGAACGCACGGTCATTATGGGCATGTTCATCGGGCAGATCCGCCTCGCCACGGTCTCTGGGATCAAAGGCAAGGATGACTGTTTGGATACGGTGTCGATGCTCCAATACATGAACCCATGGAAGCCTTCCGAGTCGGCCCCGGCGACACCGCATGAGATCGACATCTGGGAAGAGCAGCAGGCACAGGAACAGGTCTCGGGCCTGAACTCCTATATCGTGTGAGGTGGTATGAAGCTGGACGATCTCTTCAGTACCTTGGCTCTCGGCGAACTCAGCAACCTCTCCATCGCTGAGGGAGGCGTGCTGGCAGATGCCGCCAAGCCGAAGGTACGCAATGCGATCAACAAGGCGATGATGAAGCTCTATACGAAGTTCATCGTCTCCAAGAATGATCTCATCATCGACATGCAGATGGGAGTGACCAACTACCATCTGCTCTCGAAATATGCCTACAGCTCGGCTGATCCTGAATTGGACCGGGAGCCGTATATCCGGGATTTCCTTGGTGAGCCTTTCAAAGAGGATGTCATCAAGATCCTTGAGGTCTACGCCGATAACGGTCAGCGGCTTCCGCTGAATGATGCGAACCAGCCGATGTCGGTCTTCACACCGCAATACAATGTGCTGCATGTGCCGAAGTCGGATGGGCGTCATTCACTCAGTCTGATCTACCAAGCAGCCCCTTGGCCGGTCACTCAGGAGACCTCCGGGGACACTGAACTGATCGTCCCCGATGTGTTGGAGGAGGCTCTCTGCTCCTACATCGGCTACTTGATGCACACTGACATGGGCACCCAAGAGTCGATCAATAAGGGTCAGACCCTACTCGCCCGGTACAATGACGGCGTTGATACGGCGACATTGCAGGATCTCGTGAATACGAGTATCTCCACTACTGATGAAAAATTCCACATGCGAGGTTTCGCCTGATGCGTGCTCCCTTTGATCCTTACGGTGCGGCCAGCCCCGCCATCGACCAGCAGCTCGGCGATGCCTTTCAGGTGGTCCGCTTCGTTGCCCGACACATTCCTGAGATCGCTTCGGTGGCCTACCACATGGAAGGTCTCTACAAGCTGGTGTCGGCTGGCGGCAAGGCCAACGCTGATCTTCTCGGCCTGCCCCCGGAGGCGCTGAACCTCGGTGAGATGGAAGGCTCGATCATCCCGGATGACTCGACCGTCTATGCTGCCCTCCAGATCATCGCTACCTTCGTCGAGAACCTGAAGGAGCAGACTGACAATCTGCTGTCTGATATGGGTAATTTCGTCGGAACCACCATTCCCGATCAAGTCAGTCTGCATGATGCCCTTCAGGCTCTGGAGACGGCTATCGAGCGTGTGTTCTCCGAAGCCCCCGTGCTCTCTACGCAAGAACAGGCCGAGGAAGGCACGGACAATACGACCGTAATGTCGCCTCTTCGGACGGCTCAGGCTATTGCCGCACAGACCGAGAGCAAGTTCGATGACATCGACGACTCTCTGGCTGCCCGTCCCACGGCGGCGGCTCTTGCTCTTGCCGGTGGTGCTGCGACCATTGGAACCTCGACGGGTGAGACTGTTGAGGCCTCCTTGGCTCGGCTGTCCTCGCTGAAGATCATCAGCCTTTTCCAGTTCATGACGGAAGAGGAGATCCTTGATGTCACGAGCGGCACCCCGACGCTGGATGTCGCTCACGCATTTCAGGCTCTCGTTGACTACTGCTTCGAGAACAAGTCGGTTGCCTACATCCCCGATGTGAATGCCCTTCTGGGTTCGCAGATTGTCTCAAAGGTCAGCGTCAGCATCTTGTGCCATCCCTATGGCCTGTTGAAGTGGACCAGCCTGTCTTCGTGCGGCTGGAAGGTTACTGGTCAGGGCACCGGAACCCGCCCGGGATACGCTTCCATCGAACTGCCCCAGCTTCTGGGTCCGAACGACTATTCGGCCTATTACACCAACAAGGTGTATAGTGTCGCTGGCTGTTCCTTCACCGGCAGCATCTCGGGCACGACCCTGACGGTATCGGCTATCTCTGGTGGCCGGATCGGGGTCGGTTCTCCTGTTACTGGTTCCGGTGTTGCTGCTGGAACCAAGATCACGGGGGTTGGCTCGGGTAACGGCAACACGGGCACCTATGCGGTGAACGTGAACCAGAACGTGGCATCGACTGCGATGAATGCGGCTGCCTTCACCGGCATCGCTCTGCACATCGAAGACTGCATCTGGACGAATGTGCGTGTTCAGCAGATCACCGGCTGGGGTGCTGGTGTGAAGATGTCGAACACGAACATTCCCACGGATAACAACCACTTCGTCATCGGCACGACCGACATCTGCTTCTACGGGCTTCTCATTGAATGCCCGTCTGGTGCGACGAGTGCGGTTGGGCAGTCTCGCTTCGATACGATGAACATCTTCGCTTACTACCCCATCTACATCCGTGCTGCTTCCGGCACGGGTGGCGTCTTCGAGTGCGAGATCAACGCCTTGGGCATGGGTGTCTCCGAGGAAGGTGGCTCCTGCGTCTATTTCGAGGGGCCGGGCAACATCTCGGATATGCGGATCAAGGGTAAGGCGTTCAATGGGTACACCCCCAACGATAGCCCCGCCTCCACTCCGACGACCATGCGAGGCCGTCTCGTGACCGGCAATTATGGCAGCACGGATGGTTATGCCAACGGCTCCCGTAACTATTTCGATCTGCATATTGCAGAATACCTGCCGGTTGCTGGGAACCCCATTGCGATCAAGGTTCGGGGACCGGGCAGCAAGGCCAACATCATGGCCCCCAGCTCTCGGGTGGACAACCCGTACACCTCGAATGCTCTGTCCACGACGGCTGGTGAGGCTAACTATAACGGCGGTGTGGGTGGTGCTGCTATCCATCCGATCACCCGCGTCAGTTGCTCTCTGGCTTCTCTGGATCCGGGTGCTGTGGTCGATTTCTATTTCTATCACCAGCGCCTGAACCCGGATAACATCGAAGCCTTTGAGGTCATCCAGAATGATAACATCAGTCCTCTGATGATCTTCACCCAGAACGATGCACCGACGACCGAGCGTCAGGGTCGCATTCGCATCATGAACCCCACTGCCTCGGCACAGGTGGTGGGTCTCAATCTCTGGGTCAAAGTGTAACTGATCGTCGAACTACATTATTTGAGGTACTAGCTATCATGGCCATTCCTGATTTCATCCCGCTCGATCAGTTCCGCAATCTGGACTGGATGAGCAGCCGTTTTCCCCGACCGGATCGGGCGAGCTATATCAAGGCTCTGGAGCAGAGTATCTCTGATATTCAGGCTCTCCTTGGTACGCCGGAAGGCGACCGTAATATGGGCATTTTCTCTGGAGAAATCCTATCCGACAGTGCAACTTTGAAGGTTGTTCTTCAGGAGATCGAAAATAAACTGTCTCAGTTGTATTCTGAAGCTCCTGTAGTTGCCTCGGAAGTGGAAGCACAAGAAGGCACGAACAATCGTAAGATCATGACCCCGCTACGGGTGGGTCAAGTTCTTGATGAGAAGTCCACTAAGGTTAAGGCAAATGCTGAACCCCTTGGTATTGAGGCTGAAGCGACTTCTGCCGGGAGCTACGGCAGCGTTGTTATCCCCGGCGATAGCACCTTTAAGTCTGCTTTGACCCTTCTTGCCGCAGCCGTTGATGGTTACGACCTAAATCTTGATGATTTCGGTGGAATTGGGTCGGGTGCCTACAATAACAATACTGCAATCCTCGCTGCTCTCGCTGCGGACCCCAATCGTGTTGTTAACCTTACCACTTCCCGCCGTGGGACCGGCAGGTTCCTCACCAATACCAGCTTCTATGGCTACCTGAACTGCCGCTTCACTGGTAGCGGCCAGCTTGTGGTGGGTGGTAAGGGTCAGGCTCGTGATCGAGCCTTCATCACGAATGAAGTTGTTGACCCTGATTATAACACACTAGAAAACTATTTTGACGGCGATTGGTCGAAGCAAATCAGCACTCGTTTTACCTTCGTCGGGCAGAATGTTGGCACCACACCAATTACTCAGTATCGTTTGCTTGACCGCGCCTCACAAGAGGCGAATATGTTCGTCAACGCTGGCGGTGCCAATACCTCGACCGGCAATCAGTCTGGCGGACGCACAGGCATTTTCCGCGAAGCTACGAAAATGATCCAAGGCGGGCAGGGCGACCTGATGGCCCGCTATACGAATTTCTATTCGTATAGTGTCCGCGCCGGGGCCACGCATTTCCTCGCAAACCCTGCTGTATCTCTTGACGCAGCGGATTGGTTCGCCGGGGCAGACGGTGGTTATTACCAACATTATGAGGTAAACTTTCACGACAACGGCTATGCCATCGCAGTGGGTAGTGTATCCAACTATGACCGCACAAATTCTGGAAATACCCAGAGCCAGACGTGGAAGCATCGGTTCGTAAATTCGCGTGGTACTCAACCAATTGATATTGTGTATCAGTCCATTGGCCTGATCCATTGCCACACCGATGTTTCGTCGGCCACTCTCACAAATGGTTGCGCTTTCGCATTGAAGGCAGACCAGCGCATCTACTACGATGTGACACCTGTTGCCGATCCGATTGGTGTAACAGGTGTGCCGATAGTATCGGATACGTGGCAGGGTTATGATAGCGCCACGTCATCCATGATGGTCAGCCTTGCGGCTGGGAAAAAGTTCAGCATTAAGAACCCGTCTGTTACGCTCACCGCTGACCCGACCGCATGGGCAACCCCGGCACTCTCGAACAGCTGGGTGGCGAATACGTCTAATGGTGAGGTCGCCCCCCAATACCGTCGAGATATGGGCGGTAAGGTCGTACTCCGTGGCCACGCATCTGGCGGTGCAGATAATACGGCAATGTTCACGCTACCCATCGGCTACCGCCCACCGTATCGTATGCGGTTTGCCTCTAACAGCCTTGGAGGACTATGCACCATCACGATTGATCCTGATGGTGTCGTGTTCGTTCTCGGTTCGGCAGGCTCCTCGCCTAAATATGCTGGATTGGATGGTATCTCTTTTGAACTTTCCTGATAAAAGGAAAGTCCGGCAGTATGTGGGAAAGAGATAATTATTATGTCTGAGACTGTTGAGGTACGGGTCGCACGCCTCGAAGAGCAGCTCAAGTTTCTGGTGGAAGATGCTCGGGAGGCCAAAACCTCCCGAGGTCGCCAGTACGAGAGCATCGAAGCGTTGAGCAAAGCGGTCACTTTGATGGCCACCGAAGTCTCGGACGTGAAGGGTAAGCTCGCTGGGCAGGCCCCAACCATCGAAGAGTTCATCACGATCAAACACAAGGTCGTGGGGGCAGGCAAATTGGGGAAATGGGTATGGGTCACGCTCGGCGGACTCATCACCTTCCTGTTCTCCAGTCGTGAGGCGATTATCGGATGGCTGACGAAGCAGTGAAGAAAACCGGGGTGAAGAAACATCTCGTCGATGATGTCGGTGGCGTCTGGAAGCGGTGGTCCACTTGGATCACCACTCTCATGGTGACGGCACAGGCCACTTGGGCACTGGTGCCCTCCGAGGCTCGGGAGATGCTCCCGAAGCCACAGTATCTGGGGCTTGGTCTGGGTGTCGCTGCTCTGATCGCCTCCATGCTGAAGCAGGGGAAGAAAGATGGCGGAACTGAAGAGTAAGGTCTCGAACCTGAGTGGAAAGCAGAAAGCGGCTGGGGGTTCTCTGGCCGCTCTTGCTATGATCCTCGGCACCATCGCCCTTGAAGGCGGCTGGGTGAACGACAAGGACGATCCCGGTGGCGAGACCAATATGGGCGTGACCAAAACGGTCGCTGTCCAGCATGGCTACACCGGCCCGATGAAGAAGCTGCCTGAAGAGACGGCCATCTCCATCTACTACAAGAGCTATCTGGTGAAACCGGGGTACGAACCCCTGATCGCCGTCAATGCTCCTGTGGCCGAGGAGCTGTTCGATACGGCAGTGAACATGGGACCGAACCGTCCTTCTCGCTGGTTCCAGCAGACCATCAATGAGGTCTGCAACACCAAGCTGACGGTCGATGGTCAGGTCGGTCCGGGCACCCGTGAGGCTTTCACGAAGTGTCAGGTCACTTACGGTTCGACCAAGATGTGCATCACCTTCCTGAACAAGCTCGATGCCAAGCAGGAAGCTGAGTACGAACGACTGATCCGTAACAACCCCGTGCTGGCCAAATACCGTCGTGGCTGGCTGAACAACCGGGTCGGGAATGTCCCCCGGTCGCACTGCGAGGTGAAATATGCCTATTCCGTGGGTTAAGCTGCTGAAGTTCGGTCTACCAGTCCTCCTCGTTCTCGGGGTCGGCTGGTACGTCTATTCCCTTGGTTCCAGTCACGGCGAAGCCGTGGTTCAGGCCAAATGGGACAAGCAGAAGGCAGCCGACGCCAAGATGGTGGCGGATGAGAAGGCGAAGATCGCCAAGGATGAAACAGCCCACCGGGCTGAAGATCGGAGGATTTCGGATGAGCTGGTTGCCGCGAAAGAGCAGGCTTCTGCTGGGAATGCTGCCAATGACCGTCGTACTGCTGAGCGGCTGCGGAGCAGCGACGAACGAGCGGCCCTGTATCGGTCTCAGGCCGAAGCTGGAGCCGTTGAGCGAGCAAACCTTGCAAGCCATGCAGCCGAACTCGACCGACTACTCTCGGAAAGTCTTGGACTTCTCGAAGAAGGCCGACTCCTCGTTGAACTCCGTGATGGACAAATCCGGGGATTAGCGGCACAGATCAACAACGACCGCCAACTTATCTCGGGACAGAGCACTGCCAATGGAAACGATGCAGCCCCGGCTCAGTGAGAACCAGAGCCAGAAGCTGACGAACTGGAAGAACGAACCTTCCATTCAGACGCTCAAGGAAGATTTCGAGACGGCGAAGCCCGCTCACGACAGTCAGATGACCCGTATCCAGACATGGAACGATCTGATGGCTGTTCGTGGGAAGGCACGTCCCCCGAAGGTCAAGGGTCGCTCCAGCGTCCAGCCGAAGCTCATCCGTCGTCAGGCCGAGTGGCGTTACTCGGCTCTGACGGAGCCGTTCCTGTCCAGCAAGAAGCTGTTCAGCGTCAGCCCGGTCACTTTCGAGGACACGGACGCTGCCAAGCAGAATGAGCTGGTCCTGAACTGGCAGTTCCGAACCAAGCTGAACCGAGTCAAGTTCATCGACGATTTCGTCCGTGCCGTGGTCGATGAAGGCACCGGCATTGTGCAGGTCGGCTGGGAACGAGACACCATTACCGTCACCGAGCAGGTGCCGGAGTTCACCCACTATGCCATCCAGACGCAGGAGCAGCTTCAGCCGTTCCAGCAGGCTCTGGAGTTGAAGCAGGCCGATCCTCGCCATTACGACGAGAATGTGGATCCTGCTCTCAAGGCAGCCGTCGATTATTACGAGCAGTCCGGTGAGGCGACCTACGCCGTTCAGACCGGCACCCGTGGTGTTCAGGTGGACAAAGTGCTGAAGAACCAGCCTACCGTCCAGATTCTGAACCCCCAGAATTTTTATATCGACCCGAGCTGCAACGGCGATGCCGAAAAGGCTCTGTTCGGTGTGGTCTCTTTCGAGACCAACAAGGCCGAGCTGAAGAAGAACCCGAAGCGGTACAAGAACCTCGATCTGGTCAACTGGGAGGGCAACATCCCTCTCAGCCAGCCGGACCATGAGACTTCGACGCCGGACACCTTCCAGTTCAAGGATGCCCTGCGTAAGCGGGTTGTGGCCTATGAATACTGGGGTTTCTACGACATCCATGGTGATGGCCGACTGGTGCCGATTGTCTGCACTTGGATCGGTGATGTCATCATTCGGATGGAGGAGAACCCCTTCCCGGATCAGAAGATCCCGTTCGTTCTGGTGCCTTACCTTCCGGTAAAGCGTGAGCTTTACGGTGAGCCGGATGCTGAGCTTCTGGAGGACAACCAGAAGATCCTTGGTGCCGTGTTCCGTGGTATGATCGACCTTCTGGGTCGTTCGGCCAACAGCCAGCAGGGCTTTGCCAAGGGTCTGCTCGATCCCCTGAACCGTCGCCGTTACGAGAACGGTCAGGACTACGAGTTCAACCCGAACCTGTCTCCGGCCAATGGCATCATCGAGCACAAGTATCCAGAGCTTCCCCAGTCCGGCCTGCTCATGGCCAGCCTTCAGAACCAAGAGGCGGAAAGTCTCACTGGTGTGAAGGCGTTCGCCGGTGGTCTTTCCGGTGATGCTTATGGTGACGTGGCAGCCGGTATCCGTGGTGCTCTGGACGCTGCATCGAAGCGTGAGATGGCCATCCTTCGCCGTATCGCGAAGGGCATGATCGAGATCGCCAACAAGATCGTGGCCATGAATGCCGTGTTCCTGTCGGCTGAAGAGGTCATCCGGGTCACGAACAAGGAGTTCGTGAAGGTCAAGCGTGAAGATCTGATCGGCAACTTCGATCTGGACACAGACATCTCGACCGCCGAGGTGGACAACCAGAAGGCTCAGGATCTGGCCTTCATGCTCCAGACCATCGGCAATAACATGGATTTGGGGATCACCATCATGATCCTCGCCGAGATCGCCGACCTCAAGCGGATGCCGGAACTGGCCGAGAAGCTCCGTACCTTCAAGCCTCAGCCGACTCCTGAGCAGCAGCAGATGCAGCAGCTTGCTCTCCAGAAGGCCCAGCTCGAAGTCGAAGAGCTTCGTTCCAAGATCGCCCTCAACAATGCCAAGGCAGCCGAAGCCGGGTCCAAGAAGGACAAGACCGACCTCGATTATCTTGAGCAGGAGACCGGCACCACCCATGCTCGTGAGATGCAGAAGATGCGTGGGCAGGCTCAGGGCAATCAGGATCTGGAAGTCACCAAGGCTCTTCTGGCTCCCCAGAAGAAGGCTGATGGTGGAGAAAGCCGACCCGATGTTGGGGCAGCAGTTGGTTGGAATGAGCTTTCCGACGAACTCCGTGATGATGGGCGACCGTCATCTCCTGTTGACATCCCACCCCAAGTTGGTGGACAGCAGTTCCCGACTCTTTAGTCACTGACCACAAACCCAACCTAATTTTGTAGAGGCCCTACAACATGTCGATGATTGCACGTCTTGAAGAACAACTGAAGGATGAGAAGGAGCTGATCGAGCGCCGTGACACCATCCTTCGGCTCAGCAAGAATGCCGATTTCCGCAAGGTCATCCTCGAAGCATTCTTCGTTGAGGAGTGTGCCCGCTATGCTCGTGAGAGTGGCGATCCGGCACTGCCCCCCGAAGCTCGGGCCGACGCCCTTGCCATCGCTCAGGCTGCTGGCCACCTGAAGCGTTTCCTGAACATCCAGATCACTCTGGGCAATCAGGCTGAACGCAAGCTCCCCGAAATCGAGGAGGCCATCGAGCAGGAACGTCTTCTCGAACAGGATGGGGTCGAGGCCCTGCCCGAAGGTTATGAGGGGGACGTTGACTAATGGCCGACGCTGTGACGAACCCGCTTGAGCTGTCCGACGAGGACTTCGCCAAGCTGCCCATGCCGGGCTATGAGGTCTCCGAACAGACGACTGAGGCTCCGGGTAACACCGGGGCCGAAGGCGTTTCCGGGGAAGAGGGCAACAACACCAACGAAGGTGGCGACGCCAACCAGCAGCAGCAGGGGGCTGAAGCAGGTGAAGAGGGCAAGCAGACTGAAGGAGCCGAAGGCACCGGAGCAGAAGCTCAGGGGGCTGAAGGCGAAGGCAACGGTGGTGGAAACACGACCGGGGCTGAAGGTGCTGAAGGTGGTGCTGACGGCAAGAAGCCCGAAGAACAGGCGAGCAAGGAAGGGGCAGAAGCTCCGAAGCCCGAAAGTGCTGTTCCTCCCGCTGGATCCAAGCCCGAAGGGCAGGAAGCTCCGGCAGCAGGTGTAGTCGTCCGCACGGCTGACACTGACAAGGCTTTCTACGATAAGGTGATGGCTCCGTTCATCGCCAACGGGAAAGAGATCAAACTGAATAGCCCTGAAGAGGTCATTCAGTTGATGCAGCAGGGTGCTAACTACACCCGTAAAATGCAGGCTATCGCCCCGCATCGAAAGATGCTAACGATGGCTCAGAACAACGGTATCACTGAAGACAAGTTGTCCTTCCTGATTGACTTGGAGAAGGGCAACCCCGAAGCGATCCAGAAGTTTCTGAAGGACAAAGGAGTCGATCCACTGACGATCGACACTGAGTCCGAACCGACTTACCGTGAGGGCACTCACAAGGTCAGTGATACTGAAGTTGCGTTCCGTACCAATCTGGACGAGCTTAGCTCCACCCCAGCCGGTAAGGAAACTCTCCAGACGATCAACTCGACTTGGGACGACGCCAGCAAGGAAGTGCTGTGGGGAGAACCCGCACTGATGACGGTAATCCATGCTCAGCGTGAGAGCGGGGTCTATGACCTCATCACGACCGAGGTGGACCGGCGACGGATGCTGGGACAGATTGCCCCTGACACCACATTTTTCGACGCTTACCGGATGGTCGGAGACGATCTGGTGAAGAAGGCCGAAGCAGAGAAAGCTGCTGCACCTGCACCTACGGCTGTTGCCCCGGTGGCTGTTGCAACGACCGCTGCTGCTCCGAAGGCCGTCGTCGATAATGCGGACAAGGCCAGTGCCGCCTCTCCCACGAGGAGCACTCCGAAACCGGCAAAGGTCAACTTTAACCCGTTGTCCATGTCTGACGAAGAATTTGAGGCCCAATTCGCGAAGATGCAGGGCCGAGTCTGAGGGAACCGACTCCAATGCTGAACTACAATGCCCCCATCGACGGTCAGAAGTCGTCCATCGACGGCACGGGTTCTGACCAGATGAACACCTTCTTCTGGCTGAAGAAGGCGATCATCGACGCCCGCAAAGAGCAGTATTTCATGCCGCTCGCCAGCGTCACCAACATGCCGAAGAACTTCGGCAAGACCATCAAGGTCTACCAGTACGTTCCGCTGCTGGACGACCGCAACGTCAATGATCAGGGCATCGACGCCAACGGTGTGACCATTGCCAACGGCAACCTGTATGGTTCGTCGAAGGACGTGGGCACCATTGCTGGCAAGCTGCCGACCCTCACCGAGAACGGTGGCCGAGTGAACCGCGTCGGCTTCACCCGTCTTCAGCGTGAAGGTTCGATCCACAAGTTCGGCTTCTTCACCGAGTTCACGCAGGAGTCGCTCGACTTCGACAGCGACTCGGAGCTGATGTCGCACCTGTCTCGTGAGCTGATGAACGGTGCGGTCCAGATGACCGAAGCCGCTCTCCAGATGGATCTGCTCGCCGCCCCTGGCGTCGTGATCTACGCTGGTGCTGCCACGGACGTGGACGAGATCACCGGCGAGGTCATCCCCGAAGTTCCCGGCACCAGCCCCGAGATCCCGGCGTCCATCGTGGACTACGAAGATCTCATGCGTCTGGACGCCGTGCTGACGGACAACCGCACCCCGACTTCGACCACGATCATCACCGGCAGCCGCCTGATCGACACGAAGACCCTCGGTGCGACCCGCATCCTCTATGTCGGCTCGGAACTCGTTCCGGTCCTGAAGCGGATGAAGGATCTGTTCGACAACAAGGCGTTCATCGAGGTCCAGCACTATGCCGACGCAGGCACCGTGCTGAACGGCGAGATCGGCTCCATCGACAAGTTCCGCATCATTCAGGTTCCTGAGATGCTGCACTGGGCCGGTGCCGGTGCCGAGGTGGACGACAATCCGGGCTACCGCACCAGCACGGTCGGTGGCGTCGAGCGTTACGACGTGTTCCCGATGCTCTGCATCGGCGACCAGAGCTTCACGACCATCGGTTTCCAGACTGATGGCAAGACCGTGAAGTTCAACGTCATGACCAAGATGCCGGGCAAGGAAACGGCTGACCGCAACGACCCGTTCGGTGAGACCGGCTTCAGCTCGATCAAGTGGTACTACGGTATCCTGATCCTGCGTCCCGAGCGTATCGGCGTCATCAAGACTGTTGCCCCGGTCTAAGACCAGTGGCATAAGCCTAAGTTGGGGGTGGAGGAAACTCCGCCCCCTTTCTTTTGACCAAACCCGGAAGGTTCTTCCTCAATGACTGAACAGACTGAAGGCAGCGGCCCGTCTGAACTGGATCTCCTGAAGCAGCGAGCACGCTTGCTCGGTGTGGAGTTCTCGAACAACATCGGTGTCGATACCCTGCGTCAGCGTGTCGCTGACAAAATGGCCGAACTGGACGGCGAAGAGACGCAGCCTGCGACTCCACCTGTTTCGGAAGGCGACCAAAGCCTGCCCGAGCAGGTCGATACGGCAAGCGAGGGCGGTGACGCTCCGAGCTTCGACGACGACATCGAAGAGGAAGAAGAGCAGGCCGACGAGAACGCTCAGCCTAACGCTTTCGATGCTGCTGCTCAGATCGCCGCCGCCAAGGTGACGGCTCCCCCGGTGACGCCGATCAAGGGTGCCGATCAGATCATCAATCCGATCAAGCCTCTGGCTCGTGCTGCCGTCGAACCTTCGGCGGGAACCAAGCTGGGACAGGCCACCTCGGTCAAGGCTGGACGCACTCCGACTCTTCGCCAGCATCTCTACAACGAGCAGATGAAGCTGGTCCGGGTTCGCATCCAGAACCTCGATCCGAAAAAGGCTGACCTCAACGGCGAGGTCATCGCTGTTGGCAACAAGCATCTCGGCACCATCAAGATGTTCGTGCCTTACGGCGAAGTCACCGATGATGGCTGGCACATCCCGTACATCATCTACAAGGAGCTGGAGCGTCGTCGCTTCCTCTCCATCCGTACCGTGAAGGATCCCCGGACCAAGCAGCCGGTGGTCAAGAAGGGTTGGGCCAAGGAGTTCGCCATCGAAGTCCTCGCTCCCCTGACGGCGACGGAACTGAAGCAGCTTGCCACGGCTCAGGCCGCTGCTGGCTCCATCGAAACCGGCGACAGCTCGCTGCTGTAACCGCTGACGAACCAAGGTAAAGGAACCGTCAATGAGCGTCTGTGGTGCAGAGACCGAAGCGAATGAACTCCTCAATGCCCTTCTGGCAGGTGAGGACGTAACGCTTCCCGACATCGACTTCGATAGTGACATCTGGGACATCCCGGATAGCATTATGCAGAATTTGCAGCAGGCGGTTGACCGTCTGACGAACGATGATCTGACCACGGGTGCCATTGACGGTTCTGGCACCTTCGATGCCCTAATGAGGGGCTTCAAGGCCCATCTCCGTGAGGAGTTCGACAAGGGCCGTATCACCGGGGCTGAGTACACGAAGGCATATATCGCTCTCACTGAGGGGGCGATGTCCAATGCTGTTCAGTATCTCATCAACCGGGATCAGACCTACTGGTCGGCAGTGACCGCTCAGCTTCAGGCATTCACGGCCCGTGCTGGTTTCGAGACTGCCAAGATGCAGCTTGCCATGGCCAACTTCCAAGCCCTGACGGCGAAGTCCGAGTACGGCCTGACCAAGATGAAGATCGCCTCGGAAGAGGTGGCCTACTGCACCGGCAAGTATCAGCTCGACAACATCCTGCCCCAGCAGCTCGTGCTGGTGAAGGAACAGGTCGAAACGCAGCGTTCGCAGACGCTCGATACCCGCACCGATGGCATTCCTATCACTGGTTCCGTGGGCAAGCAGAAGGATCTGTATGCCCAGCAGATCGTGTCCTATCAGCGTGACGCCGAGGTCAAGGCGGCCAAGATGTGGACCGACGCATGGATCACCATGAAGACCATCGACGAGGGCCTCGATCCGCCTGACGCTTTCACCAATACACATCTGGATCAGGTGCTTCAGGTTATCGCCACGGCGAACGGTTTCGGGAGTATGTAATGGGTCTCTTTGGTAGCAAGAAGACCTACGTTTCTTCGACGGTCCAGAATTTGGCTGGACCCGAGAAGGACAGGCCAAACTACCTCAAGACCACGGTGATTGGCAGTGTCCTCGCAGATCAGGAGGACATTGCCGACACCCTTCAGCGTGCCTACCTCAAGGGGCCGGGAATGAAGCTGCGTAGCTTCTTCCGTTGGTCCAAGCTCGGCGATAACTTCGACGCCATCGGTCTACCGACCGCCACCATCGGCACCGTCAAGAACGTGAACGGCTACACCATCGGGACACAGATCCCAGTTGGTGCCGGTCAGTCTGTGCAGGTACAGACTGCCGAGATCGGCTTTGCCGATTATTCCTACTGGGCCGAGCAGTATATTCTGGCGAATGATCCGGGTAGCTTCGACACCGAGTGGACGGCAGACATCAACAACGACACGGATGTCATCACCATCACATGGGAAGACAATTCGATCACGTCGTTCAGCCCGGCTGATTTCGACCGGGATGCCCAGTATATTTACGCTGCCTACCTTGTGACCAAGAGCGGTGAGGCCGGACCCATTCAAACTGGGACCACCATCGACCTTGGGACTGGGGCTTTTCCCAGCACTTCCGGGTGGGTGCTTATCACGTCCAGCACATCGAATGTGCCTGTGACGCTGCACACGACCGTCAATAAGACGATGAGCTATTCCGATGGTCGTCCGAATGAGACGAGCACGTCCACTTCGACCAACGATACGACCTATGTTCTCTACTCGGCTGAGTATCAGCGTGAGACCTATGAGGGCACGGATACCGATCTGTTTGGGCCGGATGAGACCACGAAGCTGGTGGAGTACATGTACTTCAACCAGACCAGCAACGTGGGTTCGACCACCACGACGGATACCACGACCGAGGATATTGGGGGTGGTGTCACCAAGACGACTGTGACCGAAACGATCACGGAGAGTCTGACGATCAACCGCAAATACCGGATCGACAAGCAGACCGTCACGATCAAGTCGTGGACCGGGCCGTACATGTTCATCTATCGCCTTGGTTCCGGCAACGCCGTTCTCGATGCCATGCTGGATGAGCAGGATGGGGATGACCGCTTTGGCAATGCCGAGTTCTTTCCGACGATCCCGATCCGCATGAACAACAAGTTTGTCTCCTCGACCTACCTTCCTGATGCCTACGCTGAGGGCAAAAAGGGCTTCAAGAAGGCTGTCGATGGGAAGTTCGATGATGTAGTGGATGAGCTGTCCGACGCCGAGAACCTCAGTGATATGGACTACATCTATGTCGCTTTCGGGGTGTCTGCGAACGTCGTAGACAACTCTTGCCGGAAGTACATTTATGAGTTCTTTCTGGCTCTGTCTCAGGCCCAGAACACATCCTCCAGCGACTATGCCGCTTGGAAGGCTCAGCTCGATGCCTACCAAGCCAGCCTAGACGCATGGATGGAATGGAAGCGAGACCAGTCCAATCCCTTCAGCTCTGGCTTTGGGGATGATGAGCCGTCTGTGTCGCCGTACCCGACGCTGCCCAGCTCGCAGCTCAACCTCAAGGCCAATGGCGACACGGACCTGAATTATCAGATCCAGTTGTCGTGGCAGAGCATTTCAGAGGTTGCAGGTGGTGGGCTGGCCAAGGCCGGAGCCAAGAACAATGAAGTGTGGTTCCAGTACCTTGGGGCCGACAATACGCAGGACATGCTCTATTATGCCAAGAACCTGATCCCGGTCGGCGGTACGACTGTGGGCCGCTGGCGGCTGTATTGGCAGTTGGATCAGGACACTTGGAAGGCCCTCGACATCGTGGGCATGGTTCATCGGAACTACATCTACAACGGCAAGTATGTAGAGACGACGCTGACCGATGCCATCAACGATGATGAAGACTCGGGCTTCATCGTTCCGCTGCACTATCCGACGCTGAAGTCGATGTCTCTGGTGGACACCACTCAGATGAGCACGGCTTGCGTGTTCATGGTGTTCAACAGCTATGTCGTGAAAAAGACGGGTCTCCTCGGATCCCTGTTCTTCAAGATCTTCCTGATCGTCGTCATCATCGTGGTGATCGTCTACGCTCCGCAGCTTGCCCCAACACTGGCTAATGCCGCTGCTGCAACAGGCACGGCTATTGGTCTTTCGGGTACGGCTGCCCTCGTGGCAGGTGCAGCGATCAACGCCATTGCTGCCATGGTAATCACGTCGGTCATCATGAAGGCGAGCATTGCTGTTTTCGGCCAGCGTCTGGGCTTTATCATCGGGACCATCGCTTCCATCGTGGCGATGAACGGGATGACCAATCTCATCAACGGTCAGGGCTTGACGCTGAACTTCGGGAACATGATGTCTGCCCAGAACCTGACGATGCTGACCTCGGCCATCGGCAACGTGTATGCCCGGTTCGTGGCTCTCGACACCATGGACACGATGAAGAAGACCGAGGAGCTGCAAGAGGAGCTGGTCAAGAAGACCAAGGAGATCTCTCAACTCTATGCAGACACATTCGGCTATGGTAGTGGGATCATTGACCCGCTGGCCCTGCTCGATAGTAGCAACATGTTGGTGGAAAGCTCGTCTCAGTTCCTCGACCGGACACTGATGACAGGTTCTGACATCGCTGAGTTGTCTGTCACCATGCTTCACTCGTTTGCAGACATCACGCTCAATTTGGACCTGCAATAGCAGGGGAATAGGGATAAACGCCAATGGCTGGTCTGGATGACATCATCGTCAACCCCAATGCTCTGTCGAGCATCTCCTCGCTGAGCAGCCTTTCGACTCTGCCCAAGATCGACTTGAGTGCATATGACGGTCTGGTCCCCACGACCACGACGACCAGCACCAATCCCCTTGGTTCTGGTAGCGGTCTGGGCCTGAACCTCGATACGCTGAAGCTGGGTCTGACTGGCCTTTCGACGGTCGGCAATCTCTATGCCGCCCTTCAGGCTAACAGTCTGGCGAACAAGCAGTTCGACTTCACGAAGGCATATGCCAACGCGAACATGGCCAATCAGGTCCAGTCCTACAATACGACCCTTGCTGACCGGCTGAACAGTCGAGCCAAGGTGGAAGGCACCTCCGCCGAGGATGCTGCCGCCGAGATCGCGAAGAACAGCCTGAAGAACGTGACGCTCTAAGGAAACAGCTATGGCCCAGCTCACTTGGCGGGAACTTTCCGCCCCGGACTTTAGCTCCAGCCTTCGTGGCACCGAGCTGTTTGCGAACCTGCTCAACCGGGCCACCTCTGGTCTGGAAGCGGGTGTGGAGGCGTTCGACCAGAGCCGGACGGACCGTGTGAACAACGATCTGGCCCTGCGAATTGCAGGTGCCACGGATCCAGAAGCTGCCAAGGCACTCGCTGCCGGTCTGGCTACGGATCCGAATGCTCGTCGTATCACGGCCCAGTCTGCTGCACTTGCTGCTGCCCGTCCCGGCCAGCTTATCGCTCAGGCTGCTCAGGAGCAGAACCTGACGGATATGCAGCGTGCATCGGCTCAGGGCATTGCTGCTGATGCTCTGGCGTCGGATCAGGCCCGAGCACAGGCTGCCCGCTTTGCAGGCAAGCCCGATCTGGCACTGGAAGCCAGCATCAATGATCGTCTGGGATCGGTCGGTTTCAAGACTGCCGGTGCCATCACTGATGCACTTCAGCAGGCAGAGACCCGTGGTCTCGGCAATGATGCCACTCGTCTTGGTATGGACAATACCCGACTGGGTATGGAGCAGACTCGCCAGAACATGGAGTTCGCTCGTGACACCCATAACTGGGAGGTCAGCGACCGTAACGACATGAAGGCCGGTCAGAATGCCTTCCTTGCGATGCAGGGCATGGCCACTTCGCCGGAGTCGGCTCTCGCTGCCTTCTCGGATGGTCAGTTCGCCAGCCTGTCGCCGGGTGCGAAGATGTACGCCCTTCAGCAGCTCAACCAGAGCTGGGGCAACATCTACCAGCCGCAGCAGCTTGCTGGTGTAGCAGGCTTCTCTGGTTCGCCTGCCGGTGGCGGCAATGGCTTCACCATGCAGGTGGGTGGTGCTCAGCTTCCCTCGTCGGTTCGTACCATCGGGGATGCTGTGAACTACGGGGAGAACGTCCTTATCCCGCAGACCCGGAACAGTGCCCAGTACGGTCTTCAGGGCACCGGCAAGGGAACCAGTGCGATGGGGGCGTATCAGATCGTCTCCTCGACGCTGAAAGCGGTTGCCCCCAAGGTGTTCGGTGCTGATTGGAAAAATCAGGACTTCACCAACCCGCAGGTGCAGGATCGTCTGGCTGAACGGATCTTCAACGACAACAAGGGTTCGGCTGCTTCGCTCCGTGCCCAGTGGCAGTCGCTGTCTCCTGCTCAGGCACAGGCACTGGTCGGCAAGTCGTGGGCACAGGCTCGGGACATCATCTCCCGTGGCGAGACTGGCACGTCTGCTTCTTCGATCCTTGCATCGACGACGGGTGCCCAGCTTCGTCAGGCTCAGGACAATGCTCCGAAGTCGAATGCTGGTGCTTTAATCGACGCTGCTGTGTCCGGCTCGAACAATCCCCGTGAGGTGGTCAGCCAGCTTCAGGCCGGTGCATTCAAGGGCACGAACACCCAGTTCCTGCACAGCCAGCTCGATGACATTGTTCGTCGTGGTGGTGGAAAGATCACCTATGGTCAGGCCGGTGTGATCCTGAATGATGCTCTCCGTGAGAACAACGACTCGTGGGGTGTGACCAACTGGCTGATAGGCAACTCGGCTCGGGTGAACCGGAATGGCGACCGTATCAACGGCCAGTACGTCACCAACGAGATCGAGCGTGCCCGTAGTGGTGGTCTGGTGCAAGATGCTGCCCGTCAGGGTGATGTCACCACGGGCATCCAGACGCTTCAGGCCGCCCAGCAGGCACAGGCTGCTGCTCAGGCCGAGTACCAGCAGACTGCTCAGCGTGTGGCAGTTCAGCCGGGTGCAGCCGCACAGCTTCCCCGCCTCAAGGCAAAGCTGGATGCTGCCAATGCTGCGGTCATCCGGGCACAAGGTAATGTGGAGAGGATTGCTGCTCCCCAGCCTGTGGCCACGACCCGAGGTCAGCCGGAAGGCGGCAGCTTCACCGATCAGCTCCGAAGCATGTTCGTTCTTCGTCGAAACTGAAAAAGAAAACCCCCGATTGAAAGATAGGGGGTTTTTGATATGACGGCACCTCAACCATGCGAGGAAGGTGCCTCATGGCTAGTCGTTATCAGGACTTGCTGAATATCTATACGCAGTCCAATCCCATTCTGAATACGAAGCTGTTTGACACGTCTGACATGGCTCAGACCAAGGCAGCGGAGGTAGAACGGGCATCGGCAGCCAAGCAGGCAGAAGCCAATGGTAGCCCGGACGGCTACAACCTCGCTACCATGCGTGCCACTGGTTCCGGCGTAGCATCGGCAAAGCCGATTGATCGTGACTATGTGACGCTCTCCCCTTTCCAATTTGAGCTGAAGTACGGTGCTGACACCCGTGCCCAGTATGCTGCTGCTGAAGCGTCCGGCGAGTCGGCACGTCGTGCAGGCACTCAGGGAACCCGTGACGGCTATCAGATCGCCGGGGACTCGGCCAATTCGGCTCTGATGGGCTTTGCCAATGCCTTTGGTGGCATCGGTGCTCTCGCCACTGGCCTTGTCAGCGATGATGCCGGTGCATGGGTCAGCACCAAGTTGGGCCAGCTCAACCAGTTCAGTCAGAGCCTTCAGTCTCGTGAGCTGAACGCCAGCCGGGCCGCCTACGGTTCCCAGAACGAGCTGGATGCTGCCGACAACAAGGCTGAGGCTGCACAGGTCACGAAGGACTACGGCAAGATTGCCGGTGGCACCTACCGTTTCCTGAACGACGCCTATGACAGTTTGGGCAATGCCCTCAAGGATCCGAACATGGCAGCCGATACGGTTGCCTCCGGTGTCGGCTCGTTGTTTGCTGGTGGTCCTCTGTCGAAGGGTCTTCGGGCCATTGGCACGGCTACCATCGGTCGGTTGGGTGCTTCGGAGGCCATTGCTGCTGCTGCCAGCCGTGCATCGACGGGGCGGTTCCTCGGTACGAGTGACCGTCTGCTCCTGAGCACGGCTGAACATGCTCCGATGACGGCTGCCATTGGTCTGATGGAAGGTGGTGGTGCCTACCAGCAGACGGTAGACCAGTCTTATCAGGAACTGATTGCTCAGGGTGTCGCCCCGGAAGAGGCCGCACGTCGGGCCAATGCTGCCGGTCTGGAAGCTGCTGCCATCCAGACGCCGATTGCTGCCGCCACTGGCCGACTGGTCAGCAAGTTCGAGGGGCATCCCACCCGAGTCGGATCGCTGTCCAGTGCTGCTGGCAACATGATCCGTGAGACGGTGGAGGAAACTGCCCAGTCTGCTGCCGGTCAGGTGGCCCAGAATGTGGGTATGCGTGACAACGTGAACCCCAATCAGGATCTGCTGGAAGGCGTCGGTGAACAGGCTGCCCTTGGTGGTCTGGGTGGCCTTGGTTCCGCTGGGCTTGCTCAGGCTCCGGGTGTCACTTTCCGTGCTTCGGTGGAGACGGCCAAGCTGCCGTTTAAGGCTCTCGGTGCTGGCCTGAAGTATCAGGCTGATCGAGTCCGGGCCAACAACCAGAAGGTGCAGGACCAGCTCCTGTCGGGTCTCTACGATCAGGCCGATCAGGCTGTGCCCGATGCACAGGCCGAGATGGAACAGGTCATCGCCAATGCCAACCCGTCTGTGTCCGGGGATCTCGGTCGCTGGGCTGGTGAGCAGGTGAACCGTCTCCAGCAGTCGAAGGCTATTCAGGCTGCTGCCCAGACGGTCATGGCCAAGGGCGGTGCCGTCAAAGACAAGCTGGCGTCCTACTTCCAAGTCCGTGATGGCGTGCAGGAAATGCAGGCTGCTCAGGATGAGGCCACCCCGGCTGGTGCCGAGAACACGACCATGCAGAGCATCAAGGATGCTGCGGTCAATGTCACCCAGTCTCAGGCTGTTCAGGACTCGCTCGCCAAGGGCAAGTTGATGGTCAAGTCGGCTGCTTCGGTGGTCAATGCCAATGTGCGTGCTGCCCTCAGTCGTATGACGGCCACCCAGAACAACACCCCCGACAGTGAGGGTGCTGCGAACCTGAACGATCAGGCTCAGGTGATGGCTGGTATTGCTGCCGACGCGCCGGAATTGGTGGATACCAAGGCTGCCGAGCAGGTTCTGTATCATGACAGTCAGGGCACCATTGCCCTGAGTGCTCCTCAGCGTAATGCCCTGCGTACCGCTGTGGCAGCGGGTAAGGCTGCCCAGTCGGGATCGGAACTGGCTTCGACCTTTGGTCTAGCTGACGCTGATGCGGTGAGCCGTCAGGTTCTGACGGATAAGCCCAAGGAAGGCAGCAACCTTTCGCTGAATGGCCATCTTCAGGGGATTGCTTCGGCGTACAACTCGGGTGATCTCCAGCTCGCTTCCCAGCGTCTGACTGACCTTCGCCGCTTTGCTCAGCACCTGAGCAACAAGGTGGTCTCGTTCAATGATGCTCTGGCCGGGGGGAACACGAACGAGAATAACGCAGTCTCGTTCCCTGCACTGGTGAACGGTCGCTTCATCCCCGACAGCGGAAAGACCTACTTCCAGCCCCGGAGTGCTCGCTCCGTCCAGTTGGCTCAAGAGGTCGCCGTACAGGCCCGAACGGTCGCTGACGCGGTGAACAACCTGAGTGACGCTTTCCCCGATCTGGGCATCGAACATATTGAGCCTGCCGTTCTTGACGCCTCTCTGTCTGGAAAGGCGGAAACCGTTGCGAATGAATACCGCAATGGTCAGCGTACCGTTCCCAACAGCGAGACGAAGGGTGTCCAATCCGAGACGGCGGAACCTGCACAGGCATCTGAGGTCGCCGAACCGGAAGCTGCACCTGTAGAAGAACAGGCTGCAACTGACTCGCAGCTTAACGCAGATCAGATCACAAGTGAACAGTCTGATGCACCCGTCGCAAATGAAGCACAGGTGCAAGACGAACCGACTGTAACTTCAGAGGAAGTGCCTTCGGCTGAACCAGTGGAAGAGACTGCTCCCGCTGCGAAGACGGAACAGGCTGCACCGGAAGCTGCGTCGGAGACTGCTCCTGCTGAGGCTCCTCGCTTTGGTGGGACCGAAAACCGTATTAGCAAGGCATTCCGTGCCGCCAAGACGGCTACTAGCCGGATCATGGACAGTGACTCACCGCTCCAGACGATCCGTGATGCCTTCAAAAGTAAGGAAGCTCTGGAAGAACTGATCGGCTCGAAGCTGAACCGTGGCTATTCGGTCGAGGTTTCCAAGGCGTACACCAACTTCCTGAAGCTGGGTGATGGTCTAAAGACCATCATGGAAGAGCGTCTTCAGTCTGCACTGAAGGCGAAGCTCGACCGTGGGCTGAAGCCGGAAGATATGGTGAACTTCCTTGAGGGTGGTGCTCTCAATGCTGTGATCCAGAACGAGGACGGTTCGTACTCGTATGATCCCAAGCTGCTAGAGGCTGCTACTCTGGCCGGTCTTCAGTGGTATCTGAAGATGAACAAGAACGGCACCCAGCTCGACGATAACGATATTCGTCAGATGTATGGCCTGTCGGACACCGTTCCTCTGCCGGATGGTCTGGCCGCCATGCTCAGTGAAGGTATGGGCGACACGGAAGTGTCTCGCTCGCTTGCTGCCGAGATCGGTCGTTTCTGGGGCATGGACATCAATCCGAATGCTCCGGCCAACTATGCCCAGTCTGCTCTTGAGGGCATGGCCAAGGAACTCATCGAGTCGATGGTTGCCGGTGGCCTGATCCAAGAGACGCAGGTGGACACCAAGGATGTCCTGAACGTCCCGCACGTCAGCCGGTACAGCCCGGTCCTGACGGAAGAGGTGGCCCGTGCTGATGGCTCGACCTACACCAAGCGTAAGGGTCCGGCTCTGGATGAGACGACTCTGGCTGGTCTTCGCCAGTTCCCGGCTGCCATCGAGAAGGCTGCCCTGATCGACGGTGAGGAAGTCAACTACGTCGGGGAGAAGCCGGGAGACCGCAACTCGAAGACCCAGCTTCGCAATCCGATGGTGGAGACGACTGACCAGCAGCGTCAGGTCATTGCCAAAGAACAGGCAACCGAGCACCGTATGAACATGCCCTTCGTGGGTATGCTGACCCGTCTTGGTGAGGGCCTCACCATGCGTCTGTTCGGTGGTGGGGACACCAACGGTCCCCTGAACGTCAATGATCGTCGTTCACTGGAAGGCCGTAACCTGACGATGCAGTCGGCTTTCCGGTCGATCTTCAATCTGATGGCTGAAGTCCAGAACCGCTCGGATCTGGATAAGGTGGACCCGGCTGAGATGCCGGTGTTCTTCGACTACGCCTACACGGTCGTGAACCGTCTCCAGATGCTGGGCAAGGACAACCCGCAGAGCAACAAGCTCATGCGTGAAGCCGTCCTACCGACGTGGAAGGAGATGGACCTCACTAACCCGGATATGCGTCTGGCCTTTTCCATGGGTCTGGCTCAGGCACTGGGCATCAAGGTTCATCAGAATAGCCAGCAGCAGACGCTGAAGGATTTGACCGAGAAGCTCGCTCAGTTCCCGAAGACGTTGGAGCTGCTCCGTGATGATGGGGAGCTGTCGGAAGCCGATGTCGATACGATGAAGGCTGAAGGTGTGGACAGCCCTGTGGCTCTGCACGCTCTGATGGAATACGCCCGTCTGACCGACACTGCCCCGACTGACCGTAAGGCATTCCGTTCGGCTCTCTATTTCGAGGCTGACGGCGTGACGAACGGTGTGGTCAACGCGATGTCGCTGTTCAGCTCGAAGGATTTTACTGACACTTGGTTGTCGAACATCGAGCGTGGTGGTCTCTGGATCGGTGAGCAGGCGGCATCGCTGTTCAATCTCCGTAGCCGTGGCAACGGAAACGAGCTGGATCTCTATGGTGTGGCGGCGTCGAACACCTCCAACTACCTGACCGATCTGCTTCGCCGGAATGCTTCGGACCCGGCTGTGTCGGCCAAGCTCACGATGGTGAATGCCTTCCTTGTCCAGTACCTGAAGGGCGTGGACATGGATGGGGACAAGCTCCTCCTGAAGCGTGACGTAGTGAAGAACCCGCTGACGATCACCGTCTATGGTTCGGGCACCAATGGCATTGCCGGGAACCTGATGGATGAGGCCCTGTCCAAGCTGTACTCGGATCTGTCGGCTGCTGCTGGCCGGATGGCTGGTGACAAGAACCTGTCGCTGGCCGAGGCGATGTTCCCTGAGATGAGCAAGGCTGAGGCAACCCAGTCGCTCAAGGGGCTGGAAGCCTTGCTCTCGCAGCTCACTGGTTCCACGCTGGGCGTGTCGGAGAAGAGCCTCTACAACGAGGAGAACTCCAATCCCAATGTGACCATTGCTGATCCGGTCGAGTTCACTCTGTCGTCTGCCCAGAAGCAAGCGATGCAGAAGAACATCCTGCACGCTTTTGCTGAACCGATGGTGCAGGGCATTACCCAAACTGTGGGTGCTGACCTCATCGATAGCATGGGCACGATCAAGACCCAGACGCAGGCTTGGTCTCTGGTCGGACAGTTCATGTTCCAGAACGAGTACGAGAAGGCCCTCGCTGCAAAGCGTAAGGCCAACCCGAACATGAACTCGTATGAGCTTCTGTCCCAATCTGAGACAGACGCCATCATGAAGAAGATCTCGGCTGACCTGCCCAGCTTTGGGACCGGCACCCAGAACTTCATGTTCGGGATGAAGCAGCGTCTCGATCTGCCCTTCATGACCAGTAAGAATGGCAAGCCTCTGAAGCTGGAGTTCAGCCGCTCGCTGACCGACAACATGCAGACTCCAGCGTTCGGCTATATGCCGGGCGATGCTGGTGTCTCCGGCCAGCCGGGACTGACCATCGGTTCGGGTGACGGACAGGCTGTCCAGAACATCATCATGAACCCGGAGACTCCTGCCGAACGTCTTCAGATCTTCGACGGTATCCACTCGTCTGTAGCTGACATGAGCTTGATGGGCCGGGTGTCCAATCAGGGCGTGTACGACTCGTGGGCCAATAACCCGATGCGTAGTCTGGCCGAGGCGTTCGACACCTTCGTCAAGCAGGTGGACCTGTCCGGTCTGAATGAGCGTCAGCGTACTGCCCTGTTCCGTGCCATCTCTGGCCGTCAGGGTATCGACGCTGACACCAATACGCTGATGAGCCTGCTCCGTCGTGAGGCTGCCACGGGTCTGAACAAGGCCAAGGGCATTGATGAGCGTCAGGCTGTGCTGAAGGTGCTTCAGCTCTCGGTGGACCAGATGGCTGGTGCTGCCACCCCCTACACGCGGGAAGGCATCATCCTCTCTGGTTCACACGCGGAGCGTGCAGCCCAGCTCAACATCCTGAAGTCTCAGATGGCCAAAGGAGCGGTTCTCAGGGCCACCCAGAGCGAGTCTGCTCCGCAGACGGGCAATGTGGCCAAGGAAGCCTCAAAGTCTTCTATGGCAGCCCGTGGGGCAGATGTGAAGCTCTTCACGAAGGGCATGGATCGCTACATCACCAAGCTGACTTCGGACCCGACGACTCGTGCCCTGCTCCGGGATGTGACTCGTTCGGGTAAGGTCGATGCCTACAAGGTCTGGACCGGCAGCCGTGAGGAGCTGATCCAGCACGCCGCTGATATGGGGATCTCGATCCCTGCTGATCGTCAGAAGACGTTCATGGGCTTCACCGATCCGGTGTCGAAGCAGCTCTTCGTTGTGAACGGCAACGCTGAGACCATGCTCCATGAGCTGATCCACGCTGCTACCTATGAGACGGTGGCTGCCCACTATGCTGGTGAGAGCGTTGCTTCTGAAGCGGCTGCTGCCATCGAGCGTATCGAGCAACTCATGGCCCAGTTCCGTGAGGCTGGCCTTGATGGCGATGCCTACCAGAATGCTTTGGATGAGATGGATCGTCAGGCTGACGCCGGGAACCAAGCCGCAGAACTAAACGAGTTCATGGCATGGGCACTCAGCAATCAGGATCTGGCCGAGCAGCTCAAGGGCACTCAGGTCGAGAACCGTTATCTGCTGCTGGCGAAGAAGGCAGTGCAGGCCCTCAAGGCTCTGCTCTGGGGTGGCAAGCGTTCGGCTGCCGTGAAGGATGATGTGTTCACGAACCTCCGGTTCAACACGAACATCATCATGCGTGCCGGTCAGTTGTCGGACATGGCCCGTCAGGGTCTGCTGTTCCACGATCCCAGCTTCGGCGACAACCAGCGTGTCTCGGATCTGCTTGGCAACATCAAGGCCAAAGTCTCCGACTTCGTTGGGGAGGATGCTGTTCGTCGTGTGGTCAACTCGGCACAGGCTCGCCAGAGCCTTGCCAATGGTGCCCGCATCATGAAGGCGTTCACTGAAGCTGGCTTCGATATGACGAAGCAAGAGCAGATGGCCTTCATGCACATGGTTGGCATCATGGGTACTGCCGCCGATCTGGACGCTAACTCGACGGCCCGGATGCAGGACATTTACACCCATGCCATCAAGAACCTGAGCTTGGGCGACTTCCTCCAGAACCCCGGTGAAGATGACCCGGCAGACAACTATCAGGCCAACCGGAAGCTGTCGCTTCTGGCGGGCAAGTTTGCTGCTCGTGAAGATACTTTGGATCGTTCGTCGATCCTGCCTGCCTTCGTGGCACTGGCCCAGACGAATGATGAGTTCCGGCAGATCCTGTCCAAGATGGATATGCCCAAGGGCCAGTACGAAGCATGGAACTCGGTCGATGGCATTCTCGACAACCTCGGTGACATCGCCATGGATACTGTGGGCCGGGCTGTGTCTGGTGAAGGTGTCCGGTCTAAAAATGCCCAGCAGGCTCTGGACAATCTGACCATGCAGATGCTGGAGACCAACGAAGACGCTGAGTGGTTCATCGAGCGGTTCACGAAGCCTGTTGGCTCGTTCACTGACCGGGTGAATGACGGCCTGACCAACCTGTTCCAGAAGGCAGGCGAGGGTGCCCAGAACCTTGTGACCAAGGCAAAGAAGGATCCGAACGCCAAGGTTAAGATTGCTCTGGCCCAGACCCTTCAGACGGTGACGGGTATGCTCCATGAGCAGACTGGGCAGGAGGCATCCATGTCCCTGATGTCGGCTGCCAATCAGTCGAATGGGATTTGGAAGCCCTTCTACGATCTGCTCAAGGATCTGATCGGTCGCACGGCTGAGAATGCTGGCGTCTATGATCTCATCAAGCTGGCTCGTTACCATGTATCCAGCCTGCGTCAGCAGTATGTCGAGAACCTGCCGAACATCATCAACTCGAAGTTCAGCACTCCTCTGACTGCCGAGCAGCAGGGGCATATGCACCGTGGGCTTGCCCAGACGGATCTCGCATCTATGTTGGTGGGCAACAAGATCGAGGATGTGCTTCGTTGGGTGAAGTCGGCTTCGGCCCGTCAGAGCAAGATCAACGAACTGGCTGATACCATTCGTGGTCTGGCCCCCGATCAGGCAAAGCTGATGCTGGCCAAGTCGGATCAGCTCGCTGGCTGGATGGTCTCGAAGTCCACTGGTTCCAATCTGCTCCGCAACGCGGATGCCATTGCTCATCTGTTGGGTGAGGGTGTTCAGGTTGCTGATCCGACGCCGGAACTGGTGCAAGCCATCGACCACTACGTGTCGATGAAGGCTCTGGACATGCAGCCGACGAAGACCCGCAACGCTCTGGAGGTTCTGGCCGGGAAGGAGTCCGATGGTCTCAACTTCGTCTTGAACCTGCTGCGTGGTCAGCGGATGATCGACGATACGAAGGCTGACGGCAATGCCCGGTTTAACCACTACAAGGGCTTCATGACTGCTGCCCCTGCTGATGGTGTGAGCCTGATCGTTGCCCATGACAATGAGGCTGCCAGCCTGCTGGAGAAGAGCTACGTCCGTGTTGGTGCCTTCAAGGGTTCGGAGAAGGATCCTTCTGGTAAGGGTCGTTCCTACTGGATGGCCCCGGTGTCGGGTAAGGCTCCCTACTCGCAGGGCATTGCCCAGAACGTGCAGCAGACGGTTGGTGGTGTGGATCACGCCTCGGGCTTCACTCAGGGCCTGACTGGTGGCGTCATCACTGATCCGAAGCTGGTGGCTCGTATCGCCAAGGCGGGAACCAGTGAGACGAATGGGCAGGCTCTGCTCCCGGTCTATGACAAGCAGGGCAAGCTGTATGCTTTCGAGCGTCAGGTTGATCCTGCCATGACTGCCCGTCTGAAGCCGGACTACAATCTGGCCAGCATGATGGGCCAGCGTTCGGGCCGCCAGATGGAAGAGGCTGCTGCCTTCCAGATCAACAAGCTCTTGGTCGATAATCTGCGTGATATGTGGGATCGAGACAAGGGTAAGGCTGGTCGCCGGAATGAATATGTGAACCTGCTCGAAAGCACCGATCCGGTGGTCCGTGACTCGGTGGCGATCTTCTCCAATGAGATGCGGGATTACATCACCGATCGGTTCCCCGAGGGTTTCATGGTCCGTAAGGATATGATCGACGATGCTATCGGCTATCGTAATGCCAGCATCGGTGATGCTTGGACGGGCACTTCGCGGTGGTCGCCGGAGACTCAGCAGTTGGTCAAGAATGCTCTGATGTCGATCTTCGGCAACAAGGCATATGCCCACGCTGTCCGGGCTGAACGCTTCTTGCAAAATGCTATCGTGCAGGATCTTCGCACCATGATCGTGATCCGGTCTGTGGTGGTTCCGGTCGGCAATGCTGCCTCGAACATCTACCAGCTCATCAGCCGTGGTGTGCCGGTTGTCCCGATGATCCGTTCGATCCCGAAGAAGGTCTCGGAAATCGAGAGCTGGCACAAGACCCGGCTGCGTCAGATGGAAGCTGAGGCCGAGTTGCTGGCTGAAACGGATCCGTTCAAGCGTCAGAAGCTGGAAGCGGAGATCAAGGGCATCACTGACTCCCATAAGCGTCTGACCATCTGGCCGCTGCTGGAAGCTGGTGAGTTCTCCTCGATCTCGGATGCTGGTTCGCGTGAAGACGTGCTGCTGTCGGAAGGCAAGCTCTCGGACTATCTCGAAGCTGCCGTCGATAAGCTGCCCCCGGCTGTTCGCACGATGGGCAAGTACGCCATCATCTCGAAGGATACGGCACTGTTCCGTGCCCTCCAGAAGACGGTCGATTATGGTGACTTCGTGGGCAAGGCCATCCTGTACGATGACCTCACGAAGCGGAAGAAGATGACCAGTGCTGAGGCCCTTGCCCAGATCACTGAGGAGTTCGTGAACTACGACAGGCTGCCCGGTCGTGACCGGCAGTATCTGGAGTCCATTGGTCTTCTCTGGTTCTGGAACTTCAAGGTCCGGTCGGCCAAGGTGGCCATGAGCATGATCCGTAATAACCCGGTCCATGCTCTGATGGCAGCGAACCTGCCGACGCCCATCACGGGGATCGGTCTGCCTCTGGAGGACAACCTCTGGGCTTCGATCTTCGATGGCCGGGCAGCCAACAGCATTGGCCTGCACATGGCGTTCCGAGCGCCGGGCCTGCTGCCGATTGGCAATCTGCTCGGATAAAAGAAATCCCCCCGGAGCCATCAAAACAGATGGCTCTGGAGGGTTTTTAACCTATGACAGTTAGCACAAAGTGTTTGCCAGTTTGATGGATCATTATTTTGATGATTTTCATCGATATGATCTACATCAAGTTGACAAATATGTTCAGGTATGAAGCCACACCTTTCGCATTTGTTACCAACAAATTCTCTGTAAGGTCGTTTTCTCTTATCAGTTTTTTGAATAACTCTTTTCTTTGAAGCAGCGGAGGAATAAATCCTCTTATCACACTGAGAACAGAGAGATGAGTATGTAGTTCTACCACCATTCTTCTTCTGTGGGTTTGTATTGCATACGACACATATTCCCCGAATATGGCCCGGCCCTTGTTTTTTATATTTCATGTTGAAACCTAAAAAATCCCCCCACCCAGTTCCTGATGGGTGGGGGGATTATTCCGAGCTACCTGCTGCCGTCGTCCGGGCCTTTGCCCCCCTTGGAGTGCAAGAGAAAGGCCACGTAGACGATGGCGGCGACTGCCAGATAGGGTGCCATTGCATTGATCGCTGTGCTCAAGGCGAGGAACGCGATCACCAACAGCGCCCCGATCATCAAGGCGTTCACCGGCAGCTCGGCTTAGTTCTTGGGCTTGCCAAGATTTCCGAACAGCGACTGCCGGGGAGCGGTCTCTGCCGGAACTTCGGCAGGGGCTTCCTCAGCGGGAGCTGCTTCAGCTTCGGCAGCCGGTTCAGCGGCGGCTTCAGTCGTGTCTTCGGCCACGGTCTCTTCGACCGGGGCAACGCCGGTGTTGATGTCGATGGCGTCAGCCGCACGAGCAGCCTCTTCCTCAGCCGACATCTCGGCAGTGGCCTCAGCCTGAGCTTCGGCGACCGGAGCGGCCTCGACAGCCTTGGCGGTCTCGGCCTTGGCTTCAGCAGCCTTGGCAGCGATGCCCAGCGGCTTGGTGCCGGAGGTCTGAACCTTCTTCGGGGCAGCGGCCTTGGGGACCTCTTCCTTCGGAGCCGACGCAGCAGCCGTGGCAACGGCAGCCGTCTCGGTCGTGGGGTTCAGGTCGATGGCGGCAGTGAAGCCGGACGGTCCACGGGTGGCCGACAGAGTGATGCCGATCTGCTGATCGGGGCTGAGACCCGGAACCAGCGAACGGACATGGATGTCGATGGCCTTTTCGATCTCTTCCTGATCGAGCGTCATGTTGAACGCCATTGCACGTTACCTTTCAAATAGCCGCAGGAGATTTTGGAACTCTGGGGTGAGCACCCCAGCATGGATCGCTCCCAGTGCGTCTGCGGTATGTTCCGCCTTGGAATGGATCTCACCTTTGGTGAAGCCCTTGCCGTTCTGTTGGTACAGTGGCCACGGAGCTTCGGGGTATAGCTTCACGCCAGCATCAATCATCTGCTGCTTGCTGGCATTGCGGTTGCCCGACAATGCCTTCTTCACATCGGCAGCATTCACCTCAATGAGAGGAATGCCCATGGCACGGATCGTTGCCATGATGCCGACGCATACACCGTAGGAAGCCATTGCTCGTGCCGACTGGGAGCCAACCGGCATTTCGACAAAGACGACCTTGGCTTTCTGGCAGACGGGAATGACGGCAGCGGCAAGCTGCTCAGCCCGGTACAGGTCATTGGAATTGACCCGGACCTGCTTCCCTTGGAGCTTCACTGGTTCCACGACTTGCATCGCAGAGGGAGTGAAGAAGCCCTGCTCAAGACAGAGCGAGCCTTCAGTGATCCCCCAGTGATCGAGGCTTGGGTCGAGACCCACGACATCTACAATCATGTGAACTCCATAGAAAAGCCCTCCCCAGTGGGTACTGAGGAGGGCCTGTCCTTACCCCAACCTAAGTTGGGGTGCAAGCAGATTAGCCCTTGTTGAAGAGGCTCTTCCGCTCGCCACCGGCATTACCAGCGCCGCCCGAAGCCGGGGGAGCGCCACGGTTGCCGCCGGGACGGCCCGACTGGCCGCCTTCACCGTCCTTGATCGAACGCTTGTCGCGGACCTTGCCCTGATGAGCTTCGAGCCACGTCGGCCAGAAGACGCCCACGTTCTCGCCAGAAGCGGTGACGATGGTATCGCCCTCGACCTTGCCGTTGTTCTCCAGAGCAACTTCCGCCTCGCGGACGGTGCATTTGAAGGTCGGGAACAGAGCCTTCTCGGTGATGTTCACCTCACGCTCGTCGGCGATGGCGGCATACTTGCCGTCGCTGCCCTTGGCCTGCTTGTTCTCCTTGACGCGATAAATCGCGAGGGAGACTTCCTTGCCGAGCAGCTCGACCAGCATCGGAACGGCCTTGGGCACTTCGCCCTTGGCGTCGGCGTCCCAGATCTTGAAGACCTTCTCTTCGTCGGTCTGCTGGTTGAGCGGCTTGTCCGTGGCGATCATGCAGATGTCGTTCACGATGCTGAAGCCCGGCAGCGGGTTCCGCTTGCCCGTCTCCTTGCCGTCCTTGTCCTTCGCCATGAAGAAGTTCTCGCCCTTGCCGTTCGTGATCCAGAACGTCTCGCGATACTCCTTGCCATCGGCATCGACGCCGATGAAGGTCACGGACTGGGCATTCGAGCTGCTGCTCTTGCCAGCGAACGCGGCCTTGATGGTGAAGGTATAGATGTCGGTGTCACGGAGCCAACCGTTGCCACCGCCCACGCGGTCTTCCTGCTTCTCCAGCCCATCGGTGGAGAGATTGCCGAAAAGTCCCATACTCAAGTTCTTTCTATGTTGTGTCTACGGCGTGTCAGATGTTTCAGATCGTGTCAGGTGTCGTAGAACTTGTGGAGGTGATCCAGCAGGAGCTGGGCATCGTTGTCCATGTAGGTCTGCTTCTTGGTGAACATCCCCATGGGCGAACGAATGCGGGTTCCCGTCGTATCAGCAGTCAGACGGGTCTGGAAAACGTACTTGAAGCCCAGATCCGCTTCGTCCTCACTGATGGTGAGGAGTTCGGGATCGTAGTCCTTCAGATCCTTGATCGGGATCTTCGTCGCTTCCACCACGGTGGAGAAGTAGGCTTCCACACCTTGGTTCTTGAGGGCACCCTTGATGGGCACCGAACGCCGGAAGCCCATGGTCTTCTCATCGTACATCTCAAGGACGTGGGCGATGATGATGACCGGCTTCCCGAACTGGACCAGCTTCTGCTGAAGCAGGTTCTTCCAGAACTGGGCGTAGTTGCTCCAGCCTGCCATGGTGTCATGCTGTCCGAGCACATACTGGCTCTCGAACATGTCCATCAGGAAGGTGGAGGAGTCGATGATAAGCCCATCCACCTCGCCGGGATTGGCGATGGCGTCGTCGATGTAGCCGTAGACCTGATAGGGGTCGTCGATACGGACGTTGATGAACTTGTTGCGGAACGGCAGTCGCTTGCCAGCTTCTGCGTTGAGGTACATCCACTTCTCTTGGTTCCGAATGTTACGGAGAGCTGCGGATTTACCTGCACCAGAGATGCCCCCGATGAGGATCATCTGGTCGTTGAAAACGATGTCTTCCGACATGGTACTCCTTCCCTTTGGTTCCAGATTGAGGCCAGTCCCGAACCAAAGAACAGGACTGGCCAGCCGCTCACTTCCGCTCGAAGCGTTTCCCGACAGTGACCATGATGGTCGTGTCGATCTCGTCCTCGCTCAGAGGTGTGTTCAGCTTCTTGTTGAAGGCATGTACCTGCTTCTGGACATCCACGAGGCCCATGCCGCTGTCCACAAGGGCCAGTGCATATTTCACCATCTGGTTGTTCCGGTTGCCGGTAGCGATCCGCTGAGCAAACCAGCGTTCGAGATTGTCCATGTTCTGGACCGCCTGCATGTCCCTCTTGAAGCCCTCGTTCTTCGAGGTCTTCGGGATGAACGGCAGAGCGTCGAGGATCTCGCCATCCATGTTGTACTTGAAGGAGCTACCTTCGCCGCCGAAGCATTCCCACTTCTTCGACCGCTGGTTGGCTGACTCGTCCGTCTTGAACGGCAGCCACGCCATCACGTTGTTCATGAATTCCTTGTACTCATCGGAGTCCAGTTCGAGATGATAGTTGATCGGAAGGATCAACCGGAAGCGATCCGGTCCCACCATCTCTTCACCATCATCTGTCATGCCCTCGAATTGGCGGTGACGTTTGGTGGTGTAGGTCATGAAGCGATGTTCCTTCATGATCTCGTGGCAGGTCTCCAGCGAGATGTCCCCGTCCACGTCGATGACCACCATGTTGAAGCCTGCCAGCACATTCTCCTCCGAGCGGTGCCCGTTCTTGAATGCGTGGTTGGCCCAGTGATAGCCCTGCGCCTGCGTCATGTTGTGCAGTTCATCGAACGGCACGACCTCGGCACTGTAGTTGTAGGCCCAGTGATCGGAGTAGGACACGATCATCTCGTTGATGTCGGTCTCCTTGAGCTTCTCGCCCTTAAAGAACTCGATACCATCCACGAAGGTCTTCTTGATGATGATGTGCTTCTTGTAGCCCCATGCCGTAGCCATGGTCATCATCTCGTTCCGGGCAGCGTTACCTGCCTTATAGAACGGAAGTGCCTCGTGAAGATCTGCGTGGGTCTGCTCGGTGCCCACGTCAGCGATGAAGCGGGCCAGCTTGACGTATGCCTTCTCACGACTGAGGATCGCTTGGAAGGCTTCGCCCGACTGCTCGACCAGCAGAATGGCCGACATGAGGTGGTCCATCTCGACCTCGTTGCTCTCGTCGATGAAGGCGTAAGCGCCTGCCAGCTTGAGAGCTTTGAAGTAGCGATGGCTCAGCTCTGCCTTCTTGATCTCGTCGTGCTCGGGCAGCTTTTCGGCTGCCTGCTCACATGCGATCTTGTAGGCCAGAAGCTGAATGGCCACGTCATCAGGCACACGCATCTTCCAGCCGTGCATGGCCGGATCGGCCAGACGGTGGAACTGCGAGGACCACTTGGTGATGACGGCATTGTTGGTTGGCTCAGTCAGACGTTTGAAGATCTCTTCCGGTGACAGAAGGTTGAATGAGCGACGGTCCTGTTGACCCCAACCGAAGATACAACGACGTGCATAGCCGGTATCAAGGAAGGAATAGAACTGGTCTTCCGTTTGACCACCATCCAGCAACTTGCTAGGAGTGCCGAATAGCAGCATGTTGGTGGGAGTCTTCCCATCCAGCTCTTCACCACGCTGGTTGTCAGCGGTGTTCTTGACCAACTTCTGCTTCACGATCCCCTGATCGTAGAGTTCGAGGAACAGAGTCAGGACATCGGTGGAACCAATCAGGTTGCTCCCGATTTCATCAATTTGCAGGTTGATGGATCCGCATGACGACAGAAGCAGCTTATGCCGAAGCTGCTTGACCGCAGGGGGAGTCCCCGAGTCGAAGGTGAAGGGAAAAGCTCCGGCAGACTTGAACTCCTTCTCCGCACGCTCGAACTCCTCCTGCGGGTCGCTACCATTCCGGGCTGCACGTCCGTTGGCAATGTCCCAGAGATGCTGTTCGGCGATCACCGGGAAGGTGTCGTCCATGAAGCGTTTCTTGAACGCCTTCATCAGCTCCCCTTCCATCACACCCACCGAGTGACCCTTGCCGTAGCCGGATGTGGCCAGAGCGAGGGCGTAGATGTTGACCGGGATTTCACCCCGGTCCTTGGTGACGATGGTGGCACGCTGGCTCGATGCCATCTTACCGAGAAAGTACGCCACCTCGACTTGGAAAAAGCCAAGGTCAGTGTTCTGGGTCTTGTTGCAGAGCAGTTCCACGATCTCGGAGATCGCAGGGTGGTGCTCTACATTGGTCAGGTCGATCATGACTTATCCTTCAGGGAAGTAGCGAAGCCTCTGCTGGCAGATTGGTGCAGCAGCACAGAAACCACACCGCTTCACCTCGCCGGGGATCGTCTTCACGACACCCTTGCCTTGCTCTTGCATGTAGCTGTTCGCTTCTGCGAGAGACTCAAAGTTCTTGGTGGAGCGGCCATCCGTCTTCGCCGGGTTGGCATAATATTTGAATGCCGGGGCCGAACGCCACAGCTCTTCATCAGAGCACTCTGGCATCTCGGACTCAGGC